TTATAGATCAATTATTTGAGTTTGATTTCTCCCTTTTTTAAAATCATCATCCCATTCTATTTTTATTGTAAAATGTGGCCTTCTTCGAAACAATATGTATCGCACTTCAAAAGATTGTTGGGGAAGGAGTATTGGATAAGGTAAATAATTGTCTGGCATATTTAATGATATGTTCTCCTCAGGATCATCAAGAATTGCAAAATTTACATTATATGCCTTCGCTTGTCCTTTGTTGTAAATTTTTAAAATATTCATTTCTCCTTTGCTGGTTTTAATAACATTGCACTCAATAGAAGCTTTTTGACTTTCTTCTTCTTCTGTTCTTCTTTTTTCTATTTCTTTTTTCTTTATAATCAAATCCAATTTATGGATTTTCCTACCTGTATACCAAGAATAAATAAGTGCTAATGCTGCAATTATAAAACTGCCTAATGAAATCCAATCTGAAATTTCCATCTTGATTATATTTTATATAAAACTTAATATTATGAATATTTTAATTTGCATATTTTCTGTTTCCATTTCCATTGGATCAGTGTTTATTAATCTAAAAAATATCAATCGTTTAAATAATCTTGAAAAAGAGATAGCTAAGCTTTTAAATAAAAAGTAATCACTTTCTTTTGAATATAGAAATGAGTTGATTCCGTATATCAGATGTTATTTCCTCTTTAATAGTATCTATTTCTTGGGTGATATAAGCTTGATTGAGTTCTACTAGTTCATCATAGCCACCAAAATATTCACGATTACATTTGGTACATTTGATATAACTTTTATTATCATTGCATTCAAATGAAGAGTCGTCACCACAAGTTATGCAATGTAATTTTATTGATTTATTATAATTCTTATCCATGGCTAATTTTATGTTTGTAATACTATAGAATTTTATTTGTTATGACCCCTTTTACAAGGAATACTCGAAGAACTTTAGTCTTGTCTATTATCATCTCGTCAAATTCTTCCAAGTTCTTTGGAACTAAACGCCATTTATTAGGATTGTCCTTGCAGTTACGGATATATTTCACAGTTCTGTATTCGTCTGTTATAATAAGGTATGCCTCTCCAGGAAGAACACTATCTAAACTGACTTCCTTAATAGCTATAATAGAACCATCATTTATGTCTGGAATCATAGAACGTCCATAAGCTGGTACCGCACAATCACAATTCTGAAATGCAGGTATATGCAAATAGTAATTAGGAATATTAGTCTGATCGTTGGGAAGTTCATCATATCCCATAGTAACATCAACGTCAAAATAAGGTATTCCTTTGGATGATTGTTTACTTGGTGCAGGCATTTCAGAGGAAATAGAAGTGATAGATTTCGCAGAAGAATTTAGTTTATTTCCGTCTCCAGTCAATAGCCAGGTTGTATTCAAATCCGGGTAGATTGTAGATATTTTCTCTAAATTATTCCGTCTTATAGAGTCTCCTGTGTTTCGGACAAATCCATTGCTTAAACCACAATTCTGCTCGAACATTCTTGTGCTTATGCCTAATTCGTTTATGAATTGGAGTAGCCTATCTCTAACTGTTTCTTTCATTAAATCCTAAATTTTCTTAATATATAGATTATTTCTCTATGCAAATATCTACATGTGTAGATTTTAATTCTATATTTGCACTATAAAGTTAACGCAAAACAATGATAACGCCAAAATAAAAGGGCAATAAAGTTAACAAAATAGATTATTTACTCTAAATCGATATATAGATATGGTAAAGACAGAAAAAATAAAATTAGTGGTTTACAAAGAACATACGCTTGGGTATATTCTACCAGAATTGCCTGATTCAGTTCAAATACTACATTCTTCACCTCTGAAAGGAGCTATTGGTACAACCAATTTGCAGAACAATTTCCAGATCAACAATCCGAATGAAATCAGACTAGCAAGCGAGAGTGATTTTGATGCGTTTGGAATTTCGTTTGATGGATATAAAAATTCACCTGATTACATTTATAAATAAAATAAGAAAATGAAGACAATTCTAGAAGTTTCATTACAGGAAGCAAGTAAGGCAAAGGATGCAATTAGATATAGTTTGCTGCGTACAGAACTGAACCAAACAAGTACCAATGTTTGGGAACTACCAACTTATGATATGAATGATGGATATGAGTGTGATGGTGACGAAGAACTGAAAGATGAAATTCGTGAACTGTTTTCTTCTTTCGGAATTGCAGAAGAAGAGTATTCATTCACTGACAAAGAAACGGAAGAATAAGCTATATAATCCCGGACGGGTTTGACCGCCTTTCCGGGAACTAGAAACTATAAATATAATAATGTATATGGAAAATCAATTAGAAACTATCAAAGCAAATCTGCCTTACGGATACGAAAAGCAGATAGCGAAAGAAGTAGGATGCTCACAGGGTACAGTGCACAATATCCTTAATAATAAGCCGGCTTCTGCTCGCTCAACCTACAAAGCAAAAGTATTGAATGTCGCTGTAAGAATGGCTAATGAAGCCTTGGAAGCTACTAAAGGAGTCTCCAAAGCTGCTGCCGAACTAGAGACTTTGCATCATGGAACTGCAAGCTGACGCTAAACTAACGAAGCGCGAAAATCAGATTGCTGGCCTCGCTTTTTGTGGTAAAGCAAAGAAAGAGATTGCGGATCTCTTGAATATTGCATACGGGACGGTAAACGTAATACTGGATAGAGCTTACAAAAAGACAGGAACAAGTAAACTGAATGAATTAGGCAGTTGGTGGGCTAATAGAGCATTTGCTCTAAATATTGATTTCCAGCAATTGCAGAAAACAATCGTAGCTCTTTCGTTTCTTGGGATTATTGCCTTTCAGATTGCATTTGACTGCAACAACGATCTTAACCGGAGTCGACGGGCAAGAATACGAAGAAATAAAATAGAAGAAGTATATGAACTCTAATCAATATTAATCAGGCAGCATAGCATAGAGATGCAGATGTGTTTCAGTAATAAAATCAGCTCAACACCATTCAAAAGTATAGGAAACAGCCTAATTAGAGATTATGGAAAATTGCTTCGAAATGATGGTCGCCCGATGCATTAAAATTGGGACGGTGCAAACGCTTACGATGCTGGGACTACTCCCCGAAGTAGTAACAATATCACAAGCGGAAGAAATATACGGAAAACGCCTAATAAAAGAGTGGCGCGAAAAAGCCTGGATTAAGTTTTATCCGGCAAATAATAAGGAAAGAGGAAAATATTATGTGAAACGATCCGAATTGGAAACAGCCAGTGCAATGATGGATTTGCATAATAAAGTTCCAGATAACATTATCAAACAACTAATGCAGATCGCTGTATGAGATATATACCGAAATCATCAGAAGTATTACAGGCTCTGCAAGACAGTATCGGAAAGCAGATTGCAGAAAGAGAAGAACAGAAAAAGAACTATGTTCCTACTCCTGTAGAGATTAAACCTGATAAAAATATAAGCATAGAGCCCACGGCCGAAGATATTCTTTTAATGGAGGAATATAGACGTGGAGTATATCAAGGAGATTAATAAAACGCTAATATTTAAACAATTATGAGTAAAATTATTGAAGTAAAAGTGGAAGAGCTAAATGCGCTTCCAGCAACGAAAATTGTCGAAAGTGAAAATGTACAGGCAAAATTCGTTCAAATGTACAATGCTATCTGGGGAACAGATAAAGGTGAGCAAATGTATCATAAAGAAGTATTCAACTTTCAAAAACTTCTCCGTGATAATCCTGATTTGGCAGATTCGACAAAGATGTCTCTATATGGCTGTTTTCTTGATATAGCAGTCAACGGTCTTACACTAGATCAAACAGGACATCCACTTTGCTATATACTTAGCAGAAGCAGTAAAACCGGACACAAGAATGCACAAGGATATGATATTTATGAAAAACGTGCCTATGTTTCAGTTACCGGGTATGGCGAACTGACAATGCGTATGCGTGCCGGGCAAATCAAGTATGCGGATAATCCAGTCGTTGTATATGAGGGAGATCATTTTAAAGCATCCTTAGTTAATGGTATAAAGAATATCGAGTATGAAGCACAATGTCCCCGTACTTCAACCAAAGTTATTGCTGCATTCATTCGTATTGTACGAAATGACAACTCGGTAGATTATCAATGGTTAATGGAAGGTGATATCGAACGATTGAAACATTATAGTGAAAAAGCAAATTCGAAGTGGAACGATCAAACTAAAAGACGTGAATTGGGTAAAGCCAATGCACTCTATACTTCGAATAATGGCAGCATTGATCCTGGGTTCCTTGAGAATAAGATGATCAAACATGCGTTTGATGCTTATCCAAAAGTGCGTACAGGTAAGTTTACTATTATGGATTCGGATCAAGAAGAGGAAGAAATTATCGACTATGGCTTGGTGGATGAAGATAAGGTTAATGAACCCGTTCAGGCTGTGGATAATCCTAATATTCCTTTCGGTGAAGAAAAACAACTGGAAGCTCCAGAACCTGTACAGGTGCCAGTCTCCGATGATGATGAAGACGGTGGATTCTAATACTTACTAACCGATTAAAATAAATAATATGGCAACAGAGTTAATCAAAATAGACGAAGCAAAAAATATTCTGTCATCTTTTCCAGATATAATGGGGAAGAATACAAATTCTGTCAAAAAGTGTAATGAAGCTGGGCAAGCTCTCCTTGACACTATCGAAGGAGAAGGTATGAATGAAACAATAGATCAGGCTACAGCCGACTACTTGAAAAAGGTTAGCGTAACACTCAAAAATATGGATGAACGTCGTAAACCTATTACGCAGATATTTGATAGAATACGTTCCTTTTTCACCTCCCAAGAAAAACAAATTGATCCTAAGGATCCTTCAACAATTCCCGGAAAGCTTGTGATAAAGCGCAATGAGTATGCCAAGTTTAAATACGAAGAAGAACAGAAAAGAAAGAGAGAAGCGGAACAGAGAGCTAGAATTGAAACAGAGAAAGCAAACTATCGACAGATAATAGGGGATAGCCTTCTTTCTTATTTCAACCAATATCTTTCAAGTAAAGTTTCTGAATTGCAGGGAATATTTTCCAACTTGACTTATGAAAACTTCGATCGTGAAGTTATAGGAATCACAGTTTTTCAGACCGATTATCCCAAATCTCATTTTGATAAGTTTAGTGCGGATTCTGCGACTTACTATATTAGTCAAGAAACAAAACAGGAGATTCGCCGAGAAGTTCTAGAGGGCAAATATGAGCAATACGCTCAACAGTATAAGGCAAAGATTGTAAGCGTTAAGCAAGACCTTACCGACCGTGTTCCCTCTAAACGCAAGGAACTTGCAGAACTGGAACAACTTCGTCTCGCTAATGCAGAGGAAGCTGCCAAAGCGGAAGAATTGCGTAAACAACGTGAAAAAGAAGCTGCAGCCAAAAGAATGGAAGAGTTGAAAAAGGAGGAAGAAGCAGCAAAACAAGAGGCTGCACTGAAGGCACAACAAAGCTCTATTGGTAGTCTTTTTATGGAAGCTGCCGCTTCTATTGCTCCTCCACCGACTAACGCCAAGGTGAAAGAAAAGATTGTTGTACTTCATCAGCAGGGATATTTAGAAATATTCCAGATGTGGTGGATAAACGAAGGTCAAACATTGCCTGTTGAAGAACTGGAGAAAATCTTTAAAAAGATGATTACTTATTGCGAGAAGCAGGCGAACGGTAAAGATCAAAAGCATATCGAATCAAAATTCATCCGATATGAAGCAGATGTAAAAGCCAAATAGCCATGTCAAATCCTGATTCATATTACTCTCGTCCGGAGGTCAGCAATTCAGATCTGACAGAGCTTAAGAACTATCTTTATCCCCGTGCTCAATACGGGGATAAAGAGAAGGCATTCAAGTTTGGAACTCTTGTAGATGCTCTTATTACAGAAAACGAGCGTGTAAGATATGACAAGTTAATGGTAGACGATTACGTGTATACGAAAGACGAATTTGAACTAGGGCTTGAAATGCGTAAGGCTCTCCGGAAAGAAGCAGAAAAGGATCAATTTCTAGCTGTCGTTTTAGCACAGTCCGATACACAAAAGTTTATGGTTAATAAACAACAAGAGTTCTTTTATGGGAACTTTGTTTATCATCTTGATACACGGTGTAAATGGGATTGGTGGTTGTCTTCTTTCAACTTTGGAGGTGATTTAAAAACGACCTTCGCAGAGTCCCAAACACAATTTGATGAAGCGATAGATTTCTTTGACTGGGACCGGTCCCGGGCATGGTATATGGATATAGCCGGTAGCAAACAAGATTTTATTTATGCTATCAGCAAGAAGAATTGTAGAATCTTCAAGCATTTTATCACCGACCGGAAACACCCTTCATACATCAGAGGAAAAGAGAAATACGAGGACCTTGCTTTTAAGTGGTGGCAATTAATGGTCTGATTATATTTTACCATAAAACAATATGAATTTACTTATTACATCAAAAGAACAAATATTGGCCGAATTAACCAATATAGATTCATTCCTTAATATAACTATGAGCGAAGATGTAGCAGAAGCTGTACAACGCGGTAATGATTTAGCTGTATATGTTGCCCGCTCTGGAAAATTGCTCGCAGATTCAAAATATTGGCTCAATGAGGCAATGAAATCCGAGGTCATGCAGACGCTTGTAGACACGGCAAAAAGTGCGAAAGCAACAGCGACAGCGATAAATGCTCTAGTCAATTCTTTATGTCGGGAAGAGAGATACTTAGTTGATTGGTGCGAACGTTGCAATCGGACGGCAACACATCAATTATCGTGGTGTGTAACTGTAATAAGTAAAGCTAAGGCAGAAATGCAAATGTCCGGAATGTTTAACAACAAAAAGTAATTATCATGAAAAATCTAAGAAGAGTCACAATCGGAATATCCGTTATCGGCCTGTTTACGGCATTATCTTTCTCTCAAAGAGAAGATGCTACAACTAGAGAAATAACTACGGCTGCCGTAATGGGAGTTGTATCAACGTTTAGTATTATCACTTTATCAACTAAAGAAGATTATGGAACAAGCAAAAAATGAAATCAAGAAAGCGATTATTAAAAAGGACCGCTTGAATGTAGTGTACAATGAACGTTTTTCGGAAGCAAACTATACGAATGTAATTAGCAAGAACTGCGATCAGATCATTCATAGTGACTTAAGAGAGACATTTAATCGTCTTAAATTACATCTTGTCGTATTATGCGAACAGCCGGAAGCTGCCAATATTAATAAGGATAGTTTTACGTCTCCTGGCTATTCAGAGATTCTTGAAAATTACATCATAACCGGCTATGCAAACGATAGTGTCGACAGTGTTTCTGGAATTACTATTATGGGAGCTAAATTACTTCAGTCTGGCAAGGTTGTTGATCTGAAAATCTTCGTTCCTCTTCTTGATGCAGACTATCCTTACTATGAAGAATTGAGCATTGATGCGGCAGCTTGTGATGCGGAAGTTGAGAGTTATCTGTTTGAAGAGAAATGGGGAGTCAGACAGGAACGTCTTGATTTTGATACAGACGAACCGGAAGAAGCCGTTATAATTGAAGATAAACCTAAAAAAAGAGGGCGAAAGAAGCAAATAGAAGCTCCAGCTCCTTTAGATGCAACTGCATAACACCAATCACTATAGGGGGATAATTCCCCCTACAAAATACTCTAAATCATGAATATCGAATTAAAAGGAGATAATTTTGAATTATCTTTCAAATATAAACCTTCTATCGTAGATCGGATCAGGCAGATTCCTGGAAGACGTTTTGACGGTACCCGAAAAGTTTGGATTATTCCGACTAGGAGTAGAGTTGATCTTGAAAGGATGATTTATCAAATACAGCAATTTGAGAATATAAACTGGCTTAGTGGCAATGAAAAAAGGGAAGAAGAAGCTGTTTACGATATTCCGGAACTTCCGGAGCTGGTCATTCCTCATAATCTTAAAATTCAACCTTATCCTTATCAACTTAAAGGCATTGCTCGAGGATTAGAATTAAAACGGTTTATGAACTGTGATGAACCGGGACTCGGTAAGACATTGCAGAGTATTGCAACAATTAATATCGCTGGTGCTTTTCCTTGTCTTGTTATTTGTCCTTCTTCATTAAAAATAAACTGGATGCGTGAATGGGAGAAGTTTACGGACAAAAAAGCAATGATCTTAACTGATAAAGTACGTGATACTTGGACTTTTTTCTTTCAAACAGGAATGCATCAGGTATTTATAGTCAATTATGAGTCTTTAAAAAAGTACTTTGTACAACGTATAAAGAAGTCCGAAGGCTGGACGCTACGAGATGTAGAATTTAGAAACTCAATCAACTTATTCAAATCAGTTATCATTGATGAGAGTCATCGTTGTAAATCTGCATCTACCCAGCAGGCTAAATTCTGTAAAGGGATATGCACCGGCAAAGAATGGATTATCGAATTGACGGGAACCCCAGTTGTCAACAGGCCAAAAGACCTGATTCCACAGCTAGCAATATTGAATCGTATGGAAGATTTTGGAGGTTATAAGCCTTTTGTTAACCGATACTGTTCAGGTCAAAGAGAAGCGTCAAATTTGAAAGAATTAAATTTCAACCTATGGAAATACTGTATGTTTCGACGTGAAAAGTCACTAGTTCTTACAGATCTTCCAGATAAAATACGTCAAGTAAACACATGTGAAATTACTAATCGTAAGGAGTACGTAGATGCCGAACGTGACCTTATTATGTATCTACAGAAATATAAGGATGCCGACGATGAAAAGATTGAAAAGGCTTTGCGTGGTGAAGTCATGGTACGTATCAATATTCTTCGGCAGATCTCCGCACGTGGAAAAGTACGCGATGTTATTGAATTTGTGAAAGACTTCCGGGAGAATGGAAAGAAAATAATCCTCTTTTGTTCTCTTCATGAGGTTGTAGACCAACTGAAACGTTACTTTCCCACTGCTGTGTCAGTTACCGGAAGAGATTCCCAAGATGTTAAGCAAAGAGCGGTTGATGCCTTCCAGAATAATCCTAAGACAGATATAATTATTTGCTCTATTAAAGCGGCTGGAGTTGGCTTAACGCTTACTGCATCAAGTAATGTCGCTTTTGTTGAGTTCCCTTGGACATACGCCGATTGTTGTCAGTGCGAAGACCGGGCACACCGTATCGGGCAAAAGGACTCTGTTACCTGTTACTACTTTCTTGGTCGGCGAACTATTGATGAAAAAGTTTATCGCATAATTCAAGAGAAGAAAAATATCGCTAATGCAGTAACCGGATCTACGGAAGACATTGAGGAAAATATCGTCGATATGGTTGCACGAATATTTGATACAGATTATGACGATGAGGGGTTTTAAAATGGAGTCACAACAGAAAATAGACCGGTTAAAGAAAGCGGGCTACCAAGTTCAAGAGAAAGGTAACAAGATTCGTGTTACCAAAGGATCATTAATAATCAATGGAACAATTAACCAAGTACACAAAGAAGTTTTTAATCAATAATTATAGGCACTATGAATACGTATAGTAAATATGTACCAAATGTTTTTCTTGCAAAATGTAGTGAAAAACATGAAAAAGGAGAAGTAATCGAGGTTACAACCAAGTATGGAAAAGAAAATGAATGTATTGTTTTCAACCTCATTTACGAACGTGATGGATTCTATTATTACTCAATCGTACGGGCTGATGGCTTTAATGTGCAAGAGTGGGCTAAACAAAGGGCTGAACGTCGTCATGAATGGGCTATATCTGCTGTACAGAAAAGTAGTGAATATTACAACAAGTCCAATAAAGATAAGGATTTTCTTTCTCTAGGTGAACCTATCAAAGTGGGACATCATAGCGAGAAGCGACACAGAAAAGCGATAGATGATGCATGGAACAATATGGGTAAAAGTGTTCAGTTTGACGAAAAAGCAGCCGAGCACGAAAGGATAGCTAAATATTGGGAACAACGTGCAAATACAATCAATTTATCCATGCCGGAGAGTATTGATTTCTACGAGCATAAACTTGAAGTTGCTCAAAAATATCACGAAGCCGTTAAATCGGGAAAGTGCCCGCGTAGTCATTCTTATGCTCTTACTTATGCAAAGAAAGAAGTAAATGAATTACAAAAGAAATACGAACTCGCAAAGACACTGTGGGGAGATGTTTAATCTAGTAGCCTTCGGGCTACTATAATTCAAGCCAAGATAGTAATGAAAGATATAGGTATCGCATTGATTTATGTTGCTTTTTTCTCTCTAATAGGATTTTCCTTGTGGGTGACAAAAAGTGTATGGGTATTATTGGCATTGATATTTACCCCTGAGTATCACAGTAAGAAAGATTAATAACAATTTAGAAATGAATAAGAATGAGATTAAACTTCAAAAGAATAATTCTAATCGTGATTGGAGCGATTTAGAATGGATTCAAGAGTTTCATTCCTTTTTGCAGGGTGATATTCCAGAAGGAATTTCTTTAGGTGATGAGTATAAAGTTAAACTTACTCCAGAGCAATCAAGTACTGTTATTTGGTATCTACAAGAACACTTCCCCATACTACCAGATTCGATAGAAATGTGTGACGTGTGTAAGAGATTGTATGATAGTTATTCCGAAGGTTGTTATTACGAGATTGAGGGAAAGAACTTTTGTGGAGCATGTGAAGACGAAAGCGAGGCTACATATTGTGATAATTGTATGTCTGATATGTGGAAATCAGAGGGTAGAGATGAAGATGCAGGGCTTTATCTCTGCAAGAAATGCAAGGAGAATAGGGAGTAATTAACGTAAAACAAAAGAGAAATGAATACATCTTTTGAGAAGTCGGTTAATACCACCGATGAATGGTACACGCCAAAGGAAATTATAGACGCATTGGGAAAGTTCGATTTAGATCCATGCGCTCCGGTTAAACCGCTTTGGCAAACGGCAGAAACCATGTACAACAAAAAACATGACGGATTAACTAAAGAATGGGCAGGTCGTGTTTGGCTAAATCCACCTTACTCCCGTCCACTTATTGAACAATTTGTCCGTAAACTGGCACAACATGGCAATGGCATTGCGCTGTTGTTCAACCGCTGTGATAGTAAGATGTTCCAGGATGTCATATTTGAGAAAGCAACGGCAATGAAGTTTCTACGAAATCGAATTCGCTTCTTTCGACCGGATGGAACCCGTGGGGATTCTCCCGGTTGCGGTAGTATCCTAATCGCTTTCGGTGAAGATAATGCCGAGATATTAAGAACTTGCGATATTGCAGGTAAGTATATACGAATCAATTAGCGTAAATCAAATATAGATATGAATACATATAGATACGAAAACAGACCTTATGATATTCCCTATAGGGAACTGAAAATGGTAGATGAAGAAAAGTCTACTCCTTGGAAAACCGTCCCACCTTCTTGGAAAAATTCCTCTTCGAAAGGTGGACGTACTGCGAATCAAATCAAAAAAGACCGGAAGCGGAAGAAAATGAATAAAAGGAAATAATCATAACCGCTTCAGAAATGAACAAACTCACCAATAGACAGAAACTTATTATACAAGGCAAAATTTGTCCGTATTGTGGAAAAGATACAGAATTTATGGATAGTTCCATTGTATATGGCAAATCTTACGGTATGATTTATATCTGCCGTACCTGCAATGCTTATGTTGGTGTACATAAAGGAACCGATCAGGCTTTAGGCAGATTAGCCAACAAACAGCTCCGAGTGCTCAAACATGAAGCACACGAATATTTCGATAAGATATGGCGATTCAAGTTAATGAAGCGAACAGAAGCTTATACATGGCTCTCGTCTGTATTAGAACTTCCAGAAGAATATACACATATCGGAATGTTCTCTGAAAAAACCTGTAGACAGGTTATATATGTTAGTAAACAGTTACTGCAAAAATATGGAATCGAATCTAAGACACCTTATTGCGAAAATGACTAAAGAAAAGTGCATTTTATGCGGAAAAGAAACGGTATCGGTTATTAAAACCGGTACCGACTTTATGTGTTATAATTGTTATGCAGATCAGCGTAATCCTACGCGCTCTAAAGAAGTACATAATAACGAGGAAGCTCGAATACAAACAGAGTTCTTTAAACTTATTCCTCTATATTTCCCTAATATACCTGACAAACTTATATTTGCCGTTCCGAACGGTGGAAGCCGTCATATACGTGAAGCTGCTAACCTGAAACGTCAAGGAGTAAAGCCTGGTGTTTCTGATGTGATCGTACTTATTCCCAAAAAGGGTTTTGCTTCTCTCTGTATAGAGTTTAAAACGAAGGTGGGGAAACAATCAGAATATCAAAAAGAGTTTCAAAAACAGGCTGAAAGTTGCCGAAATAAATACGTTATAGTCCGAAGTGCATTACAGGCAATCGAAGAACTACGAAAATATCTTTCTTAATGGAACTGAAATATATGATACGGGAATTACATTTTGAGATACTAAAATTCTCTAGTTTGAAATAGCTTTTATGTGATTAAGCAAATTCTGCACTTGTTTTATATATCTTTGCTCTAAAATTACAAGAATGACATTTGAAGAAGCTGTTTCATTAGTTGACCGGATAAAAGACCAGGTTGTCGGTGTTCCCGTTAAAGGTCGGTTTATTGAATCTCTATTCATCGGACCAGCCAATTGGGATGAAATGCATGTCTTTATGAATATTTGTTTTCAAAAAGGGGAAGATGAAGCTATCGATGAGTTTATTGGAAAAAGTTTCTCCGTGTATGGCAGGTCTGTTAGCTATATTAAGCCGGATCTTCCTCGGTGGGATGTAATAGTATTAGATGACTGGGAAAAAACTATTTATAATTAAAAACGAGTATTTTCCATGAGCAAACCTTGACTTCTTTTGTTTTTAATGAAAAGAAGTAGAGTTATGAAGAAGCAAATAGAAATACATAAGATAGATATATCAAGCAATCTTCCTTTGCAATACGCTGATGAAGGTATAAAGGCCGGATTCCCTTCTCCTGCGCAGGATTATTTAGAACAAGCGATTGATTTGAATAAGGAACTTATTCGCCATCCGTCAAGCACGTTTTACGGACGTGTAGTCGGAGACTCAATGAAGGATGAGGGAATAGAAGAAGGTGATATACTTGTAATTGACAAGTCACTTGAATTGCTGAATGATGATTTGGCAGTATGTTTCATTGATGGAGAATTTACTGTAAAGCGTGTAAGGCTAGAACCCGATGCAGCCTGGCTAGTCCCATCCAACAGCAATTATCCACCTATAAAGGTAACAAAAGATAATGAATTTATGGTGTGGGGGATAGTAACCTATACAATTAAAAAGAACCGGAGGAAAAGATAATGTTCGGATTGATGGACTGCAATAATTTCTACGCTTCCTGTGAACGGGTATTCAATCCAGCACTTAACGGGAAACCTGTCGTTGTATTGTCAAACAATGACGGGTGTGTTATTGCACGATCCAATGAAGCCAAGGAACTAGGTATAAAGATGGGAGTACCTGCTTATCAGATTAAGGATTTGGTGAGTAGTCACGGAGTTGCTGTATTCAGCAGCAATTATACGCTGTATGGAGATATGTCCGGTCGCGTAATGTCTATTCTGGCAGGATTAGCACCCGAACTGGAAGTTTATTCTATTGACGAAGCATTTATCAACCTTGATGGCATTCAGGATATTCAATCGCTTGGAACAAGAATAGTAAACCAGGTAACACGTGGTACCGGTATTCCTGTTAGTTTAGGTATTGCACATACAAAGACGCTTGCAAAGGTAGCAAATAAGTTTGCAAAGAAGTATCCTGCTTACAACCGTCTTTGTATCATTGATACAGAGGGGAAACGAATCAAGGCCCTACAACTGACGAATATCGGTGATGTGTGGGGAATCGGACGTAGACAAGCAGCAAAGCTCGAAAAGCAAGGAGTGAAAACAGCATACGACTTTACGCAGCTTTCCGGTGCATGGGTACGCAAGAATATGACGGTAGTAGGTGAACGTACGTGGAAAGAACTTTGTGGTATCTCATGTATTGATATGGAATCAGCTCCACCGGCCAAAAAGCAAATTTGTACTTCTCGCTCATTTGGCAAGATGCTCACTGATATAGACACAATGGCTGAAGCTATTGCCACTCATGCTTCCACTTGTGCAAGAAAACTCCGGAAACAAAAATCTTATGCAATATCCCTGATGGTGTTTATCCACACGAATAACTTTCGGGAAGATCTTCCTCAATATTGGAAAAATACCGTTTTACATCTTCCGGTACCAACAAACGACACGCAAGAAATAGTACATTATGCGCTGATTGGACTAAAAACAATATTCATGAATGGGTATCAGTATAAGAAAGCCGGGGTTATCATCACCGAAATAACTGAAGGTGCCCAGCTTGGACTTTTTGATTCAGTGGATCGTGAAAAGCGGGAAAGACTTCAACAGGCAATAGACAAGATTAACGGAGAATATAACCAACTCGTTAAATTGGCTATTCAAGGAACAGGGAGAGATTGGAAACTTAAACAAGAACAACTCTCTGGGTGTTATACTACTGATATTAATCAGATTATAGACATTAATTGTAGATAGTATGTGTTTCCATAATTCCATGTCAGCGAAAGCAATAAAACTTGCCGCCCGATACGGTCGTAAATCGGATATTGTTGAAATATACCAAGATATGCTAAACGAGCAGTATCACGTGAATGCATTCAACTTTCCGAAATATCCTATTATCACAACCGCGAATGAGATACAAGTGTTCAACTGGGGATTAATACCATTCTGGGTAAGAACCGAAGAAGATGCGCAGGAAATCCGAAAAATGACTCTCAATGCACGTTCGGATACTATTTTTGAGAAGCCTTCTTTCCGGGAACCAATTATGAAGAAGCGATGTATTGTGCCGTCAACCGGGTATTTTGAATGGAGGCATGAGGGAGCAAAGAAGATTCCCTATTACATACATCTGAAAGATGAACCTATCTTCTCGATGGCAGGTATTTACGATCGTTGGCTAGACAAAGAGACAGGAGAAGAATATGATACATTCTCTATTATCACCACTGATACCAACCCTTTGACTGATTATATCCATAATTCAAAACATCGGATGCCAGCTATCCTATCTAAAGAGGACGAAGAAAAATGGCTGGATTCTGACTTACAGAAAGCGGATGTTACTTCTTTACTTAAACCGTTTGATGCTAATAAAATGGACGCTTATATAATAGAGAGCGATTTTATTAAGAAGATTTCAACTGACCCAACCATTTTACAAAGAGCATAAAAGGTAGCCGAATAAGCTACCTCACCTATATCTTTAAATCTTTCAAGAACGCTCTCAAATTACGAACGTCCTTTTTAATTAGCATTTCATTCACTGTATTACCATTATAAGTATCATATATAGAAATACGTAATATTGGAACTTTTCTTATAACTGAATTCAAATCTTTTATGAAATCATAAAAAGCCCTTTGCCTCCATCTAGAACTGCCATTTTCTGATAAATCACCGTAATCTCCACTAATAACAAAATTTTTATCAGAAGAGTTTGTCTTCCAATTATTTCCCCAACTTGCAGCTCTTAAACATTGTTCTTCCTTTGTTAAACAATATGTTTTATAATTAGAAACTGAAAAAAAAGGGAAATCATTGTAGATAGAAGAAGCCAATGTCTCAAGTCGGTATCGATTGAAATGTCTTTCTTCGTCAAGCTCAATACAAAAATCTTTCAATGAAATATCCCAGGGACCATAGTTTATGGGGATTTGTTCAGAAGTTCCTCCTAATGCTGAATAAACTCTTTCCACCTCATTTATTAGCCCAGAATATTCAATCTCAAAGATTGATAACTTTGGAGATTTTATCAATGAACCACTGTATATATCCTCTGTAATTGACTTTAATAAGGTTTGTCTTTCTCCCATATCTTGTTGTATTATAAATATATTGCATTAATTAATGCATCTCTGTTATTTTCGTCCTAAATTCCCGCAGCTGGTCGATAGTAGGATAGAATGTAGGATTCTCCCAGTTCCTTGAAATCATTTGTATCATTGATGACAGAAAAGACGCACAGTCTAGTACTGTAGTTGCTTTATTGATTTGAAATTTGCCATCAGGATATGATTTATTACTAAGCGCTTCTTTCGCCCATGCTAGCAACTCCTGCACGGAATCGTGGTCGTATTTATTTTCTTCTGCCATATAGTTTTTATTTTAGGCAAAAGTAGAGAAAGTTATTCAAATAAAAAAGCCCCGACTATTCAGTCAGGGCAAAATTCCGCCGTCGCGGATTTGGAATTATGGGATTCCACGACAAAGATACTACTTATTTCTTGCCTTATGTATTATCAACACAATTATTATTAAAACTATGATACCTACGTAAACCTTATCTTTATGCAAGTCCCACCAAGATAATTCGATGACTTTTTCTTTCTGATTCATTAAGGCATTCATCTTGTTACTTATCGTATCCAATCGATTAGAAAATTGCTGCAAAGTAATAGATAATGTTTCATAGACTTCGGTCCGTTCTTGTTCCTGTTTGGAAGCGGTGGTAGTACTTTCTTTGACCGGGTATTGTTTTCCGGTTGAATCCGGAAGCGACAAGTAAACTGTTTTATTCTCAATTTTCAGATCACTCAACTTGTCAGTAGTAATCTTCGTTTGCTTATTTACATCCAGCCGTAGTGATTCTATTAAGTTCTGCAGATACAAGAAATCCCCTGAATAGTCAATCTGTTTCTCTGTCTCCATGTTCCGGGAAGCCTTGCAGGAAGTAAACCATGTTCCCGACATCAGGAATATGGTTATATAGATTAGCGCTTTCATGGTCGGATCACTGTATTACGAAGAAAATTAGAAAATTCACTCCTGACATCGAAGCAGGGGCACGCCTTAATATATTCTTTGGGCTCTACCTCTCCGCTGCCGTCCAGATCCGGAGAAGTATCACGGTGTCCGAGTACTTCAATTATAGGGTATTCCTTACAGAGCTTCGCGACCAATTCGCGTAGTGCTGTCCTTTGAGCTGGAGTACGTGTATCTGCAGGTTTTCCAGATGCGTCCAAGCCTCCGATATAACAGATGCCAACACTATGCTTATTATACGAAGACTTTGAAAATCCTTTGGTATTACAATGCGCTCCGTCAATGCTTAACGGTCGCCCATTCTCAACCATTCCGTCAAGGTCAATAATGAAGTTATAACCGATTTGATTGAATCCCCGAGCCCGGTGCATCCGGTCAATATCTTTGGCTCGTAAATCTTGTCCGGCACGCGTGGCCGAACAATGGATGATAATTGCATCAATAGTTTTCATTTTGCGTCTCCTTTTTGTAAGTAGTTCGTTAAATAGGGGATGTTCTTTATAAACTCAACGCTTAATACATAATGCAGGAAAGCTACTACCTTGTAACCATTGCTAGAGTTGGGTAGAATTTCTTTGATATTCCTTAGAATGTTCACCCCGTAGAAATAGAAAACGCTATACGTAATAAATGAAACACATTGTAGCGCACCTTCCGGATTTCCTTTGTGTTCACCAATAAAGTAGATACAGCTAACCAAGGTAAAGAAAATAGTTGCTTCTACGATACACCTCCAAGCCTTTTTAAAAGAAAAACTCTCATGATTAATAAGGAGTGCAGTAAGTAACCCGCAAATGAAATTGAGGGCAAATACAGCAATAAGACTTTTGATCTCCCCAGAAATAGGATTGAGATAAGCAGCTATGCCGGTAACCAATCCAATAAGTAAGTTTTTGAAATAATCCATATCATTTTTATCTAAAATATTAATACTTTATTTTAATACCTCGCTACAATCATCAATAGCTGTCTGAAATACTTGTTTCACTTCGCCAGAGGTTAGCCCATGATCCTCATGTAGCGAGAATCCAGTTACTCCATTTCGAGAAATATTGAAGAAGCCGACAGTCGTTTCATCTTTGACAATCTCGGCAGTAATATCTTTCACCGCTTCGGTACCACGGGTTGACATTCTGTACTTAATCCTGATAGCGTCCGTAACCTTAGTTGTGGCAGTACTGTTAGTTGATGTAATGTTCATTCTTTATCTCCTCCTTCAATTAGTTCATTAATTTGCCCGAAAGCACCTGCCGTAAAGACATCTGCACAAATCTCCTTTAAGAGAGTAGCGTCTTCTGTTGTAATCTCAAGTATTCCTCGGTTATTTATGATTTGTTGGAGCATATTGTAGGCACGTAGTTTTTTTGCCATATCCATACCTGATTGAGGATTCATACCGGCAGCATAAAGCGCTTCCGAAACCATATCACGAAGAAACTGCTTCTGTTCCTTGCCATTGACTATTTTAATGGCTTCCTTACCTCTAAAATCTATTAAAGGTTTGTTTAAATTTAATTTCATAATCATTAATATTAAGCGATTGATACTAATAGTCCTTTTCTGAACTTCATATTACTACCAAAATCAAAATCAATTCCTTGGTAATAGTTTATACTTCCATCTGAATTCCGGCTTGTAATACAACCAAAATTATCGGCAAGGCATAATTCACTCGATAAAGAACCTTTCACATAAACTCCTCCATCAAAAAAGCCGGCGTATGTTGTACTAGCCAGTGGGTAGCTTCTGTCTGATGCATTTAGATTTCTGGAAGCATAAATACAAGCTCCACCAAAATTGGAACCAATAGATGCGATCCCAAAACGTCCGTCTGTTTCTGCATTGAAAGTAACGTTAACAACGCCTTCTTTTGCCGTTCCAGAACCTAATTTCAAACTACGAGATGATCCGCCAAAATACCCTGAACGCGTCCAAACGAGACGTCCATTTTCGATAGTAAAACCACCTATGAACCCGGAGTCAGCATCTATCCTGCGAACCTTTATCAAATCAGTATTCAAATACCCGCCTACAACAATTGTAGTACCAAGTTTTGCATATTCGACTGCATCCTCAAATGCTAATTTACCCAATCCGTCTCGATCAATCTTGGAGTTAATCATTGTCTGCAGATCACTATGCAGTGCGGTGATTGTAACAGCACCTTCCAAATTAATTTTAGATGAGTGAATCGTCGTTTCACCTGCTGCCTGGTTAATATAAGATATAAGCGTATTGCCGTTTTCCAATTCTTTAGAAGCATATATCTTATTACCGTCAGCTGTAGTAATCCAACCTGCAGTATCTATCCGCTGCGTCAGGCTGTCAACTCGAGTTACTTGTGCGGAGATTTGAGTATTGAGTACTTTCAAATCGGCTGTACACTCATCGGAATAGCTTTTCAGTTTGTCGTAAATAGCTTTGTTTGCTTCTTCAACAGCTGTATTAAAACTAGCTAAAGCAGAGTTGAATAGAGTAAACTTATCATCTACATTCTTTTTTTCCTCAATAGTCGTTTGTCCATCTGCAATAGCCGTATTTATTGTAGCAATAAGATTGTCAATTGCACCTGATAAAGAAACCTTGGCATTAAGTAAGGTTGTTTTAGCTGAACCTTCCAGATAGGTATTCACATATAATTTATTATATGTAGCTTCAACGGCAGATTTCGTATTTTTGACTGTATTCAAATACTTCTCTATCGCTTTCGCTTCTGCCCCGTCAATGATACCGTCCGCAAATGCGCCATCCACATAATCATGTAAGCCATCGACTGAATCGGCAGCGTCCTGCGCAGCTTTAGCAGCGTTCGCTGCATCCTCTAAAGCTTGTATTGCTTGTTGCAGTGCCTCGTCAGAATATTCCTTTAGTTTATCCTGTATTGCCTTATTTGCTTCTTCAACAGCAGTATTAAAATCAGCATAGGCAGAATTAAAAAGAGTGAATTTACTATCCACGTCTTTCTTTTCTTCTGTTGTCGTGAATCCATCAGAAATTGCAGCATTGATAGCATTAATCAAGTTTTCAATACTTCCCATCAATGTAACCTTAGCATTGAGCAAACCAACCTTTGCAGAGCCGGATAAATAAACATTCGTGTAGAGTTTATTATAAGTTGCTTCGATAGCTTGTTTAGTGTTGTTGATCGTATTGATATACTTTTCAATAGCTTTTGCCTCTGCTTCGTCTATAAGACCGTCAGCGAAGGCTCCATCTACATAGTTATGAAGTCCTTCCACTGAATCGGCAGCATCTTTGGCCGCTTTAGCTGCATCCTTTATTTCCTGATGGGCAGCTTCCCATTCAGACAGATTTTCCAATCCGGAAGAACCTGCTTTTATTTGAATGTTACCGCCTATCTCACTTTTTACCAGATCGAAATATGTATCACCGTCCGGCGAAAGGATTCTTTCTGTTGTTACGCGGCCTGGCAGAATTTCAGTAAATCCGTATAGCTGAACAAAACTTCTACTACCTTCATACTCGCTGTTAAGCACTCCGGTGAGTAAATGATAATATCCAGTTATCTGTTCCATTTTAATAGCTGTTTCACTCAAGAGGAATGTTCCGGCTTGATTCTCCTTGCCAACTTTAGCATATAGATAATATTTCTTTTCCGGGTCAATGAGTGCCGGAGAATTGTATTCAGCCATATCCCAGTACTTATATTCGTCTGCCTTATGTGAAGAAGAAAGAGAACTAATGCCGAGTGTTAAATGCTGAAGGATTCCTGCCGGAGCGTTCAGTATTCTTGTGCTGGCATTATAAGTAATATTGTGAGATACCTGAACTGGATTCGTTTTTGAATTGACAAAACGGAATTGCAGGCTTTCATCACCTACAAGCAGTTGCATGGTTGAAACGGTTATTGGATTGACAGAGCCGGAGAAGTTCAGCAGTGCATCTTCAAGCATGGACATCGTTTCCTTTGCATCCCGGAACCGACGCTTAGTAAACTGCAGGGCGTCCTTATGCTTGATATCTACCTCTACTTTGTTCGTCTCAATCTTATTCAGATCACTTGAAACAGATATACTGACTGGTTCGTTTGACAACTCTATTTCCGGAGAATATGGATTATTAATATAGCGCTTGATTCCGATCATGCGAATAAGAGAACCTTCCGGATGAAATTGCGTATCATAGAAATCAACATACCCTCCGAGTACTATTTTACCGCCTATCTCCAACCAGCGTTTTTTAGCCCAAATGCCGTCCAATGTCCCGGTAAATATGAATGCTTTATCTTCATGTTCATACAGGTATTTTGCTGCTTCCTTGAAAGCTTCCCAGCTCGCACCTGTTTGTGTGCTGTCATTACAGATATAAGCCTTCGGCAATTGCATTCCGAACACTGCGTATGTATCACCAACCTTCGGGCGCCAGACTTCCGGTTCCGGCATTGTTATCCCATCGATTTCTTGCGGAACAATTTCAAATCGACGTGCCTCTTTCTTGTCTTTCGCTTCATGGATATACTTTACTTCGAACTCCTTGCCTGTAAGCATGCCGGTTTGGAAAATGACAGTCATACTTTCTCCAGCTATGAGACAATCTTCGAAATTCAACTCTTCCGGGATGTCTTTATCTACAAAGTCAAAGAAGTTATTCTTCTTGTTCACTTCAATAACAGCACTGACAGTACCGACACGGGAAGGATAAATAGCTGTACAGTCCAGACTATCTTCCTTTGCTGTTGTAAGTTCTTTATCGGCACGCATGACACAAGTTCCATCCGCATCGGTCTTATAGATACGCGCCTTAGTAGAATCGAAGCCCTCTTCATTCTCAAATTTGATTCCATCAAATCGGATAGTCTTATTCTTTGGAAGTAACAGGTACTTAGATCCGTATGTAGAATAATCAATATTGCGATCTGTAGTTTCTACCAAAATTATTTCGGGTGGTATCTCCCCGGATTCGCGACCAACACCGACCTTAAAACCGTGGCCTTTACCATACGACAGTTTCAAAGGGTTCTCCTTGTTATACTCAACTTTACGCAGATGGATAGTCTTAATTTGGTTTCCTTCAACCGTTTCTTCAATGATCTGCCATTCTGTTTCATATAGTTCTGCAAGTTGATTGAAAGCATCAAGAATATAGGTGTGATTGTAGTTGATTACTTTTTCCGTTCCTTCAATGCAATCACCGACTTTCCAACCGGTACTCCGACGGTTCAGGTTTTCAACGAGTAGACGTAGGTGTTCATGTGGCTTGGCTGTATATGAGAATTTAATACTTCTGTCAACGGTATGACGTACTTTCCACAGCATAGCATCAGCCTCCCCAGTTTCCAGAATCAGAGTATATTCGAAGTTACGTTCACCGTTCTTCTTGAAATTGCTATCCCTCTTCAAAGAATAACGCTTCCCGTAGAAGTCACACCAAGAGCCGACCGGTATTTCCAAGTATCCCGGATGAGAAAAATACAAAGTGAGTGTATATTCTCCCATGATAGCTTCATAAGAGTAGCTTTCATCCTTTACTTCAATTTCTATTTCCTTATCACCATTATGCAAAGTTATCATATCACCAGATTTGAATTTATATTATAAAATATAAATACATAAGTGTAATGAACAGAGTGATTCATCTATTCAAAAAGATAGTATTCATTTTATCTATTGCGGGTCATTTTTTACATAAGTTCTCTCGGGACGAACGCCGCATTAAAAGATTTTTCCAATGTGTCAACAAAAAGCCTATCCCAGAACGGATATTATAAGCTACCAGATGGGCTAATGATTCAATGGGGATACGTAACTGGAGCAGCAACTATAAAAACAATTTATTTGAATAGTTCTTTTTTGAATAGCGATTATATTATATCAGGTATAGGAGTTTATTATAATACATCTGAATCTGTTGTAATAGCACCAATTCTTGTATCAAAAACGACATCTAGTATTAGAATGTGTATAAGATATAGTGCTGACAGTGGCGGGGGTGGGTATTCGCCGTGGCCGTATTATTGGTTTGCTGTTGGGCGCTGGAAATAATAAATTTATTCAAACACTAAATTTGATATGAACAATTTAAGTAGAAAAATAGTAGTTATAATCATAGGGCTTTTCTTGCAAAGTTCTCTCGGGACAAATGCAGCGTTGAAAGATTTTTCCAATGTTTCAACAAAAACATTCTCCCAAAATGGATACTATAAGTTGCCGGACGGGCTAATGATTCAATGGGGAAAAAGAGCTGGCGGTAGTTCATATCAGGGAACTATTACTTTGCCACTTTCTTTCTATAATGATTATTATTCATTGGCGTGTAGTGCTATCAAAGGTAATACAATTGACTTATCAAGTTGGGTTGTTAATTATTTAAAGAAAACCAAGTCTAGTTTCAACTATATATGTACTTATGCAGCAGAAGGAAACGGACAGTCTAACGCGGAATTTCATTGGATTGCAATAGGATGTTGGAAGTAGTATTCATTTTTTACATAAAAATAAATATGAACTGTTTTAGTAGAAAATTAAGAATTATTTTAGTGATTATTTTCTTGCAAAGTTCTCTCGGAACTAATGCAATTCAAGTAAATAGTCAAAGTTTAGGACAAAACGGATATGTCAAATATAGTAATGGCTTATTAATGCAATGGGGAACAAGAGCTGGAGCAACGGGGGGAGCAATTAGTCTATATTTTCCTACCACTTTCTATAATACTGATTATAACATTTATTTCACTGGAGCAGTAAATAATACAAGTGAATCTTTTATATATGCTCCGGGGTATGACCTTAATGGTAAATATACATCATATTGTAAAGTTCTCACTCGCGGAATAAATTCAACTCCGGCTATCGTTTGGACTGGCTGGAATTTTACATGGTTTGCGATCGGTCGCTGGAAATAATTTAAAAACAAATATCATGAAGTATTGGAAACAAGGATTCTACGATGAACCTATAGATGGTTCGGTAGAAATTACAGAAGAGCATTATCAGGAGTTATTGGTAGGACAATCGGCCGGGCTACTCATAGCTGAAAGCCAAAAGGGATATCCGATCTTAGCTATATATGAACCCTCTATTGAAGAGATTAGAGCACACAAGCTCAATGAATTAAGTCTATATGATTCCTCTGACATGGTGAATCAGTTCTGTATAGATAATACGCATGGATGGTGGAATAAAGCTACTCGCGTAGGTCTTATGAACTCTATTGCAATCGAAAAGGCATCCGGACGATCTGAAACAAATATCTGGCTGGGTGATACTCTGTTTGTTTTGCCTGTCGAAAAGGCTATTTATATGTTACAACAACTAGAATTATATGCCCTTGCGTGCTATGACACAACACAAAGGCATATCAACGCTATCAATCAATTAGAAACAAAAGAAGAAATCGAAGCATACAACTTCAAAACTGGTTATCCCAGAAAGCTCAACTTTACCGGATAACCTATCGTATAATCGTAGTTTTCGATTTCCTCAATAGTCTGCAATGATCTGACTGCTGCGATGTGAGATTGTGTCACATTGTAGCAGTTGAGCGCATACAGTTCTAAGGCATTCAACATTGCTAAAGCGTCAGGTATAGGGATAACATACTTCACTGCATCATACCACAGGATTGTATGCGTTTTCCCTGCATTTTTCTCAATCGAAATTGAGTTAAATAATCCAACACGTGTGGATTTGTCTAACCACATACTTTCCCCTTCAATTTCAAAATAATTGACATTGGTCGATTTGTCAAATATCTGTATTTCAGATATTTTCATTTTTCGCACTTCTTCAATGTCGTACTCATATTCTACCAAAATCGGGTATCCATTCTTACTTTCAGCTATCAGTAAACCGTTAGACTGCCCATCTAATAGCTGATTGTAATGCTCATCCGTTATTTCTACTGAACCGTCTACCGGTTCATCGTAGAATCCATTTTTCCAATACTTCATAATATTTGTTTTTTAGTTATTTCCAACGCCCGATCGCAAACCAGTCCCATGATTCTTGTGATAATCCAGTAGTACCCCCACTTGCATAATTTCTATTCAAATAAAATCTACTAACTGTTTTATTTATTGCCAAAGGAGATGATGAATATACGGCGGAGTCACTACTAGGCTTATATACAGTTGCAAATATTTTATATTCAGTATTATAAAAAGATGTAGGCATAGTCACACTATACGAAGCTGTAGATGAACCTCCAACTCTGCCCCATTGTACAAGTAATCCATTATTGAATTTTGCATAACCGTTCAAGGATAGGTTTACGCTCATTGCGTTCGATAGATCAGCTAAAGCATACGTAGTCCCGAGAGAACTTTGCGCAAAAATGACTACAATAATGGCTACCAATTTTCTACTAAAGTATATCATTTTTATTTCGGTATTAAATTATTTTACTTCCAACGGCCAATTGCAAACCAGTTTATCCCTTCTGTTGCATAAACATAGTATTCAGATCCATATGTAGCAACTGGAACCAAAACAAAATAAGTTGTATATTGCGTCTTAATCTTACATGACACAACTGAAATACTATCTACTGTACTATCATAAACCCCAACTATTGCTATGTATTTGTTATCATAAAAAGATGTGGGTAAATAGATACTCCTATTTCTGTATGAAGAAGCTAAATTCCCCCATTGAATCATCAAGCCATCAGGCAGTTTATAATATCCATTCTGTCCGAGGTTCCTTGTAACAACATTGGAAAAATCTTTCAATGCTGCGTTGGTCCCGAGAGAACTTAGTAGCGTTTTTTCGTCTTGGGTCATAAACTTTCTTGACGTGCTTTCTTCAATCATTGATGCAGGATGAGAAGCCGGATGAGAGTAATTATTAGCTCCTGCCGCTATTCCGTCCAGTTTTTCCCGTTCCTCGTCCGTCATAAACCTGTGTGTGGCATCTTCATTTATTTCTGACGCTGCATGCTTATGCGAAGCAGGTGCATAATTACCAACCGGTTGATATACTCCTGAATGGTTATGGTTTCCTGCCGCTTTTCCATTCCAATTTGTTTTATCAGAATCTGTTACAAATCGGTGTGTAGCATCCTCGGTCACATCTGTTGCTGTATGCTTATGTGAAGACAGTGCATAATTACCTTTAGGTTGATATGCTGAATCGTGGTTATGATTACCTGCAGCTTTACCATTCCAAGTGCTTTTTTCTGCATCAGTAACAAAGCGGTGAGTACTATCCGGAGTAATATCCGTTGCTTCGTGTTTATGCGAACTCGCTGCATAACTTCCTGCTGGCTGATAGACCCCTGTATGAGTATGATTCGACGGGGATGCACCAACCTCGGAAGCTGTATAAGATGGTTTACTTGCAGCTTTCGCCCATGCAGGCACATCGCTTGCTGGCATAGAAGTTGGAAAATCACTTATTTCAGACTTCTTATGAGTATGCGCTTTAGGTGTACGTGCGTCACTTAGTCGACTATCATTTCCTTGGCAAACAGTTCCGGAAGTTGTGCCAAAGTTCTTATTGAAAGCTGTATTTTTTGAGAATACAGGTTCGTATATTCCTGCATGGTTATGTGTATCCAAAGCTGCTTTCAAAACCTTCCCTTGTTCGGCAGAAAGGACCTTGCCAGTACCACCACTTGTTAGGTTGTTGACAATATCGGAAACGTTGATTTTCTTCCCTAACTCTGTTGCCATGGTAGCGGCGAAGTTCGGATCATTATTAAGGGCATTAGCTAATTCAATAAGCGTGTCGAGGGCTTCCGGTGCTCCAGCTACAAGTGCATCCACTGCAGCTTTTACTTTAGCATCAACTCCAGAAACTGCGTTATTGGCGGCCTGTGCTGCCGCATTTGCGCTATCTGTGGCAGCTTTAGCAAGAGCTGTTTGCGCTACTGATGCGTTTTTGGCTGTATTAGCATCATCAGTAGCTTTTTTCGCTAAAGCTGTTTGGGCTTCCGATGCAACTTTGGCAGCGTTAGCCTCTTCTGTTGCTTGTTGGGTTTCTTCTTTGGCAGCATTAATACTTATAATTGCTGCGTTAGCGTCATTAGTAGCTTTCTTTGCAAGAGCAGTCTGTTCAACTGATGCGTTTTTGGCAGCATTTGCATCATTCGTAGCTTTTTTTACAAGTTCTAGTTGTGCGGTAGCATCTCCTGTAGCAGATGTCATTTCTTGTATAATACCGCTATACTCTGACTTACGTTGGGATTCGGCTTCTACACGTTCTGTTTCAGCAGAGACACGCCTAGTCTCATTTGAGGAACGAGTATCTTCTGCAGCTTTGCGGGTATCTTCATTTTGCTTTCTTTTATTTTCTTCGGATACCCGGGCTGTCTCCGCTGATTTACGTTCTGTTTCAGCGGACTTTCTTTTGTTTTCTTCTGATACTCGGGCTGTCTCCGCTGATTTACGGTCTGTTTCAGCAGATACGCGTTCAGATTCGACAGTAACGCGATTATCTTCGGCTGTCACACGTGCAGTTTCATTCGTTTCTCTCGTGGATTCGGCTTCTTTTCGTTCATCTTCGGCTGTTACGCGATCTGTTTCAGCTGTAGAACGTGTTGTTTCAGCCGCTTTTCGTTTGTCTTCTTCCTTCACACGTTCCGATTCTGCAGAAGAACGTCCTGTTTCAGCGGTCTTACGTGCATCTTCATTACTTTTACGTGCTTGTTCATCTGACACTCGTTTATTTTCTGTTTCAACGCGGCTAAGTTCTGCAGATACACGTTGCCCTTCAGCGGTCGCACGAGCTGCTTCCTCTGCTTTACGGGTATTCTCATTTATTATACGTACTGATTCTGCAGCTGACCGGGCTTGTTCTTCATTTGAACGATTTCTTTCAGCATCGATACGAGTAGCTTCATTGCGTTGTCTAGTATCTTCATTCGCTTCTATTTGGGTTCGGGAATCATCAGCCGCCTTTGCTGCGTCATTGGCCTTCTTTGTTGCTGCAACTACGTCATCATAGGCTTTCTTTATGAATTCAAGACTAACTTTTACACTTGTTTGTACGCCATTCACCATTTTAACGCCAATAGTGTACAATCCTACCATGCTATCAGCAAGCGTTAATTCGCTGATTTTTTTCTTTTTAATTGGCATAATTTTTTAAGTCAATATAAAATATTCCATCTTCTGTTATGATAAATTCTCCTGCTTCGGATGCAAGCAGGAAGTCTGTTTCTCCAATCCGGAAACTAGTAAATACAAGTTTCAAGGTAAATTCCCACCATACCCCATTATTAAGAAGAAAATTGTTTGTCTGGCAACTCTTATAATAGCAAGGATAGCTTTCACTCCACTCATCACAATAAAATATACGTTCAGCATCAGAATACTCATATCCTTCATCATCGACCTTAGCAGACAGTTTTGTGAGATCATAGAGTAGGGCATTGCGATTACGCCAGAACGCTTCAATCGTCCCGGCCCGCATCAGGCATTTGAGAGATACTTCTTTGGTTTGGAATTTCACAACTTCACCGTCATAGATTGCTCCATCTTGACGTTTGAAATTCTGCAATAGGTTCTTTTTTACTGCCGGAGTTTTCAATATCTCGGCATTACTACCTGGAAGAACTATTACGCCATAATCGGACAAATCTTTATTGTCTATTTCATAACCCTTTGGCATAGCGATAGAATTAACAGGGTCCTGATATTCATAATTTGCTTCATGAGGAAAATCGTTTGCAAAAACTATCTTCGCTATTTCAAGTCTAGGATAAATTGTATAGCTATTCTGTGATAACAAACGTAAACGATATGTTTTACCAAGAATCGGAAAACGGAAATTATGGTATCCCATATCGGAAAGGAGCGCTATTAATCCACCAAATCCCAAGTCATCTCTAAAGCCAAATTCTATACTAATTTCGCTTGTGTCGAGGGCAACCACAGAAAGATCAAATTCTTGTCCGTCTTCCTCCGGCCAGTCGTTTTTCTCCGGATCTTTCAAAGTAGGGAAGGCAACAAGATTATTGTAGCTCCCCTTTATAATTGAAATACCGTGTTTGGTATACATATCTAATTCATCTATTAGTAATTGTCCTTTCATCGCTTCAGTATTATGCCTTTTGTGTTTAATGTATCAATACCCAGCTTTATAGACTCTATGGCTTTTTCAATCGCTTCAAGCCGTGCTGTATGGCTGCTTATATCAGATAGATAAGTGATAACAATATCATTGTATTTCATTATTTCTCCCATATATTTATCCAAATTTGAAAGATATGCGAGTTTTTCCGCTATTTTATCCGAATTAGACTGGAGATGCTTTACACCTTCATTAATTGAATATGTATGAGAGATCATAACAGCAAAACTACCGTCTAGCTTATCTGCAGAGTCTTGCGACATAGAAGCAAATCCTTTCTTTGATGCCTCACGTTCTTCATCATCATCTTTGCCAAAACCATATATTTCTGATAATGCATCGCGTTTAGCTTTCATTTCATTGGCAATCTGTTGGCCTTCGGCTTTCAATGCATTATATTCATCCTCGGTCATACCATCATCCATTGCATTATATAGCTTTTCCCTCCATTCAATCAACCGGTCCATATAATCCTCCTTAAGCATGGAATTAAGAATGGCATTTCTCATATATTCTTCGAAGTTGTCTGCAAAATCAGCACTATCGGCGTCCATATCAGTAAGCAAGTCTTGGAAGTCAGAGCGGAGAGAACTGTAATCAATAAGAGTCGTATCAGCAATTTGTTGTTCTAATACTTCCGCAACCTTTGCGACACCATTTGCTATTTGATCGGCAAATTTTTGTGTATCGGAATCTAGTTGTGACCAAAATATACCTGCATTCTCCTGAAGCTTTGCAAGTTGATCATCTGTCAAATCAAATAGACCGGTCATACGTCCGCCCATTTTCTTTTTGAAATCATCAATAGACATTCCTAGTGTGTCCGCTGCTTGTTTCCAGCCTTCCCAAGACATATCTTCAACTTCATTATATCCCTTTGAGTGTGATTTTCCAGAAGCACCAGAATTTAGATACTGTTGTCCTAAAACCCTAGCATTTTCACTTTGCAATTTTACCATTTCAAGCGCTTTTTTATAGGCTGCATTGGCATTATCTCCCGTAAGAGTTTCTGCTAATTCCAGTTGCTTCTCGATTACTCTATCAAGAATACTGATATAAGACTCATACGTTTCTTTCGCTTTCTCGTATTTCTCCGTTGTATCGTCTTTTCCGAACAAATCAAAGATTTTCATTGCTACCTGCATTGCTGCGCCAATAATCGCAAGAATAACAGACGCTTTTTCAACTGTACTAATAGCGTTCGCTGATGTATTTGCTGCTGATTCAACGCCAGACATAGCAGTCATTGTAAATGCTCCGATATTACCAATCAAAGAGATAATTTCTCCAGCAGGTCCACCGATCGTTTTTCCAAGTTCATCTATTGTGTCCGCTAGTTCTGATATCTGTGCTCTGACTTCTTTCTCTGCCTTTTTAACTTGGTTGTCTTTCTTGACAACCTTATCTTTTGCTGCGTTGTAGTTTTCAGTTTTCTTTTTAACTTGCTCCAAGGCCTGCGCTTCGGATAAATAGGCTTTAGTCGATTCTATTTTACCTGTTTCCGGATTGTATTTAGAGGATTTGATCCCATTCTCAAATTTAGCACCTCCTTTCACAGCCTCGGCTTTTATCCGAGCATTTTCTAACTCGATTTGCGCATTGGCTAGCTCTTCTTCAGCTTCCGCTAGTTCTTTCTTCTTATCAGATAATGACTGAAACGGATTACGGGAATCCAATTCGTCCATGATGGATTGAATTGTACTCGTATATTCGCGAAGTTGATCAGGAGATAGAACTTGTGCCGCTGTACTCTTTGCATTCTCTAATTGCGTTAAAAGGGAATTAAGAGTTTCGGAAGAAGTTTCTTTCAAGTTTTCGAAGGCGCGAACATATTCTGGGGATTCTTTCAACTTATCGTAGTCCAGTTTCATTAACTCCATTCCCTTATTTTTCGTTGCTTGAGCAATGGAACGGTCTATCTGTTCTACCTGATTTGTATCTCCATTCTTCGTAGCTTGTTTACGCTGTTCCTGTAACGTTGCAATATCCTCATTAAATTTTCGTTCAATCGCAAGACGCTGGTCTGTATAATCCTGATACTGATTTAACAGGTCAGATAAATCATCTCCGCGATCAAACTTTGTATTGGTAGCGGTTGTAGCTTCTTTTGCTATATTATCGAATGAAGCAAACAGTTTTTTCGTAGATTCTGAATTGATGAAAACATCTGCATTAAAAACCTTCTTTTTATTTTGAGGATTGATTTCAAAAGCAGCTCGTGCATCTTCTATTACTTTCCGTTTCTTATCCTCGGTTTCGCGCTTAATAGCCTGTAATTCTAGCCGATGATTGAGTGCTCTTTGCCTTAGAACCTTTTCACTGCTTTCTTTAAGTTTATTGATTTCAATCTGTTCAAGTTCATTTGCTGAATCTTCTTTCATTCGTTCCTGGTCAAACTTCTGTTTCTCTAACAGGAGTTTATATTTTTCTTGTTCTTCACGTAATTTTTGTGCCTTATCATCTTGCTTGGAAAATGAATCATAAACTTTTAATTCTTTCTCTGCTTCTTTTAGCTTTTTGATATTTTCTTTGTAGGCAGTAACGACAGTAGTATCAATCCCTTTGAAATTTCCAGCATCCATCAATTTCTTTTGAGCCGAAGCTATTGAATCTAGTGCTTTCGTTGCATCATCTTTTTGCTTGGTCCAAAAGGCTTTATTTTGAATCTCCGCCTTTTTATTTTCTTTTTTATCTTCTTCTTTCGCTTGTTTTTGAATCTTTGCAATATTATCTACAACCTTTTGAGCTGCATCAACTTCTATTTTAGCCCTGCCAAGTTGTATGTCATATTGTCCGGAATAAGTTCCACGTTTTGAATCTTCAGCAATTAAAGACTGAATTGAGTCATAATTACGTTGAGCCATAATCAATTTGGTTTGTGCTCCAATTCGTGCACGTCTCTGAACTTCTTCTGCGATCATCTTATTTAAAGAAAGGATATCCATCAATTTAAGTTTTTCAATATCCATATTCTTAAAAATATTTGGCATAATGCTTTGAAGCTTATTATATGCTATGACTTTCTCATAATTTGCAGAAGTCTCATCGCGTATCGTTGAAAGTAAATCTGTAGCACTTTTTTTCAAATTATCAGCTTGTTCGGTATATGCTTTGCATGCTTCATTATATTTTCTCTGTACTTTTTCAGCTTCTGTCTCAACCGTTACCACATGGTATATTGCGTAACCGAGCGTTGCAAATGCAGCGGCAGCCAGCACATAAGGGTTGGTTAGCATCGCTGCTGCATTTTTTAATTGTGCAATCGTTTGGGCTTTGAGAGCTTTTGTCAATAAAACACGTGCAGATGTGTTTTTGGCAATCATTGCAGCTTCAACGGCATACATGCCTTTAGTCAATACCAAGTTAGCCGCTTCAACAGTCCGCTGCTTGTTAACAATAGCTGTAACTGTTGCATGTACTTGTTTAGCGGTACTTACAGCCAAAATACTTCCTTTATATCCAGCGAGAGCCGTAGTAACGGTAATTATTAGGGCACCAATAGTTTTTAATGATTCCTGTGCATTTCCATTATCAAATGCCTTATTTATTGATTGTGCGGCACTTGATATTTGTTTTAAAATCTCTTTTCCAAGGGGACGAAGGGTAGCTGTTATATTATTTCCAAGTAGTTTCATTTGATTTTCGGCAGATGAAGCCATTTCTTTAAAGGCTGCTTCTGCTGCACCGGCAGAATTATTAACTTCGTCTAGATCGGAAGCTGCTTCCTTGGCCTTTTCACCAGTAAGCATTAAAGCGGCTTGGAGTGCTTCATCGGTACCCAACAATTCTTTCATTTTGGTTGATGAACCACCTGCTTTGTCATAAATAAGTTGTAATGCTTCTTGGAAAGTACGTCCTTTGAATGCAGCGTCTCCCAACTGGTTGGCTGTACCTAAGATAGCAGCACGTATTTTCGTCATTGCTTCCGAAGTGGGAACACCTTGTTTGGTGATTGATGCTACTGCGCCCAGGACTTCTTTTATATCAATGCCAAATGATGCAGCAATAGGTGCTGCTTGGGCTATACTTTTGCCTAGTTGACCAAAATCAGTCTTACCTAATCGAACGGTGGTAAATAACTGGTCCGAAACTTCCTGGGCTTTAGAAGCATCCAATTTATAAGCATTTAGAACTGTTGTAATAGCATCAGCTGCAGTAGCAGTATCGGTTACTCCACCAACAGCAGCTTTTGCGGATGCTTCCAACACTTTCATTCCGTTGGCTCCGTCATGTCCGGCAGATACGATCTGATAGAGAGCTTTGGCTGCTTCGTTTGCTTCAACGGGAATAGTACGAGTTATCTCCATAACTTGATTCATGTAATCCGTTAAGCTGCCTTTAATTCCATTTGAAAGAGTAGCAACTTCTTTCATGCTTTGTTGAAACTGTTTTTCAAAGTCGTATGCACCTTTGGCAGCTCTGGCAAATGCGATACCTGCACTAATGCCGATCCCACCGAATACATCGAAAGCGGTAATTTCACTGGCCATTGCCTTAATGATTCCCATCGCTTCCTGACGCCCGGAATATAGTCCTGAATTATCTATGCCTGTTGCGAAATACAACGCTCCATCTTTGTTCTGAATACTCATATAGCATTTATTCTTAAAATATAAAGAGGAGCCAAAATTTGGCTATTTCAAGAAGAATAAGCATCTTTGCAGTGTTCTAAGACCAAGGAATAGTTTTTATAAATGCTTTGGGGAGTTGATAAGCCAAGAAATACAATATAAGGCTATCAATTCCCTTTGCTACATAGTCCCAAAGCATTTGAAAGATTATGTTCCTTGGTCGGAATAAAAGGGGAGAGATAGCCTTTTTCTATAATATATAAATCACTATTCATTAGCGCCATGACCAAGGAAAATGAAAACGTATCCATAGCGAATAAAAGTAGCTATACGGAAGAAGAGATTAAAGCTGCCTACGAGAAAGGGAAGAGTGAAGGAAGAATTGAAGGGATGCTCTCTTATCAGAAAAGATTGATTAAAAATCTACAGCAGGATAATGCTTCTCTCAATCAGATGCTTCAAGAAATGAAAAAATAATCCCCTGTATCTTCACAGACACAAGGGACCAAAAACAACTCTAAATCAATTTAATAAAAAAACAGTTAACCTAATATATAAACACAATGGCAAATTACTTTATCTTTTGACCTTCCCGTTAATATCATAATATCTTTTCATCCGGATCTTTTCGTTTGGATTATCAAAACTTGGTAGTTCTATCCATTCATAGTCTCGTCCTTCGACTTCTCCGTCCTCATCTGTCGTTTTATTTCGCTCCCTCATTACAAAGGAGTACTCCTGAAGCAATATCTCTATTAATCCATAGCTACTATCCAGCGTCTCATTAAAAGTCAATCCTAGAGCTTCTTTTACAATAACTAAGAATCTACTTTGGTTGTATCCTTCCAGCTTTGTAGATTTTTCCGAGCGGCTATTATCTCCGTCTCTCGCAATGGGCTCACGTTCCGAAGCATCGTGATAGAGGTACAAAAAGGGTGATATCCTATTCGATATATAATTGCATTGAATAATATGCGTATATCTTCCCATGTGGAATTGTCTGCAAGAGCTTGTTTAAACCATTTTGGCGGATCACTTGGCTTATTATGAATACCTAAGCATACGATATCAAGAAGCAGTTCTCCGTACTTATCCATAATTTTGGGAAAATCTTCTGGCAGCTCTCCCTTTTTTACAATCATCCTATCAATATCTTCTTTTTCAATTTCAAGAAGAAGCGGACGAATTCTAAACCATGTCCGGACGGTAATTGGTTTTATTACAATACTATTACCTGGGTCCTTTCCATTAGGAATAGAATCTCGGTTAGAGAAATCAAATGGGATTCTTACAGGTTGTTCTGTAACAGAATCAGATTCTTGTTGGAATAAGTTTTTTATACTCATAAGTTTCATCAAGGAGCCTAGTCAGTTGTACTTCCTGACAATATATCCAGTTATTCGCGACTAACCTTTAATACTTTCGGCTCCATCCTTCAAATAGTTTGTTCCTGTGAGTGGATTCGAACCACCGGTCTCTACTAATGTAGTGCTTTAACCAACTAAGCTACACAGGAAACCATTTTTACTCTACTACTTCTTCGCCTTCGGGATTTGCTGGATTTGCCGGGGCTTCTCCGCTTTCAGACACGCTTATAACTTCACGCATAAAAGCAGCCTTTTTTTCTCCGGAAGCTGTAATAGCTGCCTGCATATATACACGTACAAGTAACAACTCCGCTTGCTCGGAACCGGGAGCTTGTGAGATCTTAGAAGTAATCTTACCATTAACAACGGTATAAACTACCTTTTTACCGTTTTTGGGTAATGTTTCGCACTGGAATGTCTTTGAGATAGAAGGAACGTTGATTGGTTTCTTCCAGATGTTTTTTCCGTCAGCTGTATCAATCTCACCACCTGCCAACTCTTTAAGTACTTCGTTAGAAGGAGTAGGAATAGAGAGTTCGATGTAATCTGTTGTATCTTTTACAAATTCAACATACAAAGGTTCATCGCTTCCTTCCGTCTCGACTTTTACTTCTTTAGGATCCGCAAAGTTGAATACTACACTTCCTTTTGTCGGAAGAGGAAATTCTTTGAGGTCCGTTCCCGGAACACCGTCTCCGACTGCTCCAAATTTAATTTTACCTACGCCCATAGCGATAGGTCTTACTTCTCCTGCCATAATTATTGATCTATTAAAATTTCTAATCTAATATTTGTACAAGCGAATTTCTCTTTCAAGTCCGGCATTGGAACACTCCAGAGAACTGTCACTTCTTTACATACACCGTCATTACTATTGATTGAATCAAGCGATTTCCTTACCTTACGCTTTAATTCTTTCATTCGTTGACGTTTTAACATACCATTTTCATCACTCCAAGGAACAAAGATGTTGATATTAACAGGCACTTTATTGATGAAGTCGAGCTCATTCAATTGCAGATGATTGATAACGATGTGTTCATTAGTAAAGCCGGCTTCCGACTTATCCTTGTAAATCATAATATCGATGTCCGCAGCGGAAACAGCATCGTAAACTATATCAACAGCATCAAACTCGTCCATAATTAAATCTTGTTAAAAATTGACTTCAATGTATCTCTCAGGTATTTCTCACATTGCGTATTAGCTCCTGAAACGACTTCATATCCTTTAGCTTCCACGGCTGCCGCATATTCCATTCCCGCAACACCGACCAATACATAACCGCCGGTATACGATAGTGAGACTTCTTCTGCAAGCCTACGACCTTTGTACTTACCGGTTGTCTTATCAGTCCCTTTGTCACCCTCCTTAAAGTTTTCTGTAACCACTTCGCCGTCTTTGGCTATTATATATCCAATAGAGCTTCGAAGATTGCCAGTTTGGTCTTTATATGAACCGCTCCGGCGGGCTACTTCGATAAACTTTTCACCTCCTGCCTGCAGGAATACAAGCATCTTATCTTCTGCTTTACTTTGAAAGCGATCAAACCATTTTTCCAATTCATCATAAGTGAATAGGGGAGTCATACCGTTTCTCATACGTTGATAATTGAATGTGATTGATAAGGTTCCCAACAGATCACTGGTACATCAATACCCTTTGATTCGACTTTCAAACGCAAAAACTTACTACCGGTCGGTGGCTGCATTTTGGTATAGAAATAGCCATGTATTTGCGCTTCATCACCAGCAGAATTACGTTTATAGACAACAGTACCATCACTTACAGGATCATAACGTCCGGGAACGGATATTTCAATCGGTTTCCCCGGAACCCATTCACCGTTTACTGTCTTTCCGTTAACGTCGATAGTGACTATCGCTGTATGTGGATATCGTTTTACCATCTGTTACCAGCCTTTCCTTTGATAATTATTCGTTTCCCGAGTTTACCGGCTTTCTCCGGCTCCCCGTTTTCTATATACAGTTGTTTTGCAGTCTGGATATAGAAAGAACGGGGATGAGTGATAGAAAGCTTATTCTCACTGAAATCCTGTGAGTTTACTAACATGGCGTACGTATCAGCGACACAAAGACCAACTTGCTTCATGTTTTCAGTAGTACATTCCGCTTCGGGGTTGATGCCCCGCTTAACGAAGACTACCTTATCTAAGAAGCTTTCCATATCCTCAATAGAAGGATATTCCAGTATTGTTTCTCTGATTGTTGCCATATAGTTTACTCTTCATCTGTTTTTTCAGTATCTTCACCTTCTTCCCATGCTTGGCCATCAGTTTTCATGATGTACATTGCATCAGGATCATTAATTACAGGAATTGCGTTGGCTTCCGCTTTAGTCCACTCCTTGAACGGTTCCAGTTCAGACCACTTGCTGATGAAAACAAAGTCTTTTTTCAGCGTTGTAGCTTTCTTCTTGTATTCAACAGAATGTTCCGCTGCGATAGGACCATGCTGAATGTCGCCACACTGTAAATCTTCCAGGAAACAAATATTAGCGGATTCCCATGGATTTACAGTAGTACGTTTATGAGAAGCATCCTCAATACGAACAGACGGACTTACAAGAACAATCTGGACACCTTCCGTATTCTCTTGGGCAGCAAGGTATTCATTGATAACCTTTTTGGAGATAGTCAGTTTTTCTTTCTGATTGATCCAGCCTTTTACCTTTTCAATAACAGCCTTTTGCTTCTTCAATAGAGCAAATCTGTCTTTGCGCATTACTACGTATTTGATAGTAACACCTTCGGCAGAAGCGGCAACCACAGTGTCCTCAATATCCTGCAAGCCGTCGGCCGTTGTAGACTTAGACCAATCCACAGCAGCAACTTTCTTGTTTTCATTAGGCATACCACAGCCTACAAATTCTTCGGTAACAATGCCATTGTTATTGCTTGAATTGAGAATGAAGCCACCTTTAGACATCAATTGCATACACCACCATTCGAAACGGCCACGAACAGCGTTATATACGAAGTCTTGATCTTTAAAAGCAAGGTCCAGAATTGATTTCAAGTCTGCATCACCTTCACAATCCCGGCTAAGTTGCTGGTATTCGTTCCAGTCGCTTTCGTTCATACCGCGTTTTACTGCAGTCTTAGGGATATCACCTGACATCTTGCCGATAACTTCACGTTTCTTTTGCGGTGCGGAAGAATCGAATGAAATAACATCAGCGATAACCGGTGCACCTTTTTCGCCAGTAAGAGTTTCCCATTTCAGAGAGTTCTTCTGTTTTACACCAAAGAAATTAGGGAAGAATACCGGCTTAACTTTACGCGAGTTAAGACGGGCACCCATATTCTTACGGTTCACTTGTTTAATTAAACTTCTTTCCATACATAATTATGAATTAATGGATTACACAAAACGGATAAAATGAAGCAATGCCTTCATTGCTTCGTCAATAGGGTAGGGCATTACTGCCTCATTTACAGTACCACGTACCAGAAGTCCTGATTGCTGGTTAGCAACCGTTACATCAACCTTGTTCATTGTAATAACTTCTGGTACATATTTGAACTTGGCGGCTTTGGCATCAGCTTTGGCAGTAACAAGAACTAATACATTACCTATCTCTGCAGCTCCAATTGGTCCAGCAAGGGTTATCGTATCGTAGCCTGGGTTGGTCTTGTCGATTGCAGAGATTACATCAGCAGCTCCAGTTAAGGCACCACCAACAGTAACAGCCTCTCCAACTTTAAACACATGATTCTTTGCTATCTGAATAGTTACTGCATCAGCATCCGCAACAGCCGTAATTCTTCCGGTCTTAACAGTATGATAAAGACCGTTAGCATCCTTACCTACCATAACAAGCGGAGGAAGTTCATCAATGATTCCCTTCAGTTCCGCACGGGCAATAGTACCACCGCCCTGAATGTCCTCAATAATCTTTTCGATTCCGGGAGCATACTGAAATTCTTTTTGTTTTTTTCTGAACATAGCTTTTAATTATTAGTTATTATTCATCGAGGCCAAGACTGGCAGTTCCATTATTTGAGTTTTCTTCGTCTTCCATAAGTTCTAGCCATTCTTTTTCAGAACGTTCTTTGGGCTTGTAGGAATTAGGCTTGTAACCGCCACCGGCGACCTCGTCATCTATTACCGACTGTCTGATTTCAGCGTATTCTTCTTGCAACTCTTTAATCTGATCTTCAACAGAAGTTTCAGAATTGACATCAATACGGTTAAACCACTTTTCAGGGAGTTTTGCATCTGCAAATAGTGTTCTGGCTGATGCCTGTTTCGTGGAAGTTGTGACTGTTGATACGACAGAAGATACCGATGCGGTCAACTCGGAGATTTGCTTCTGTTGGGCTTTCAATAGCTTAACTACAGATGCGGGCAAATCTTCGAAGTCTTCATCATCGTCTTCTTCATCATCGTCTTCGGATTTTACTGTTTTCTTAGTCTTTTTAGCCGATTTGATAGGTTTACCATCCTTTAAACCATTGTTCTTTTCATACTCGGCAATAGCATCCTTTTTCGCTTTTTCTATTGAGGATGTGTTTTCAAGATCAGGAAGAATATTGTCTTTGAACAAGGCAATATAAGTATCAATATCCTCCTCCTTTTCGATTTTGAAGAGTTTCTGAACCTTTACAGCGTATTTTTCGTTTACACCTGCGGCTTTCAAGCCCTTTTTAATAGCATCAATGATTGTCATAACGATTTTCTATTAAAATATAAGGGGAGTAAATTTTTCCTGCTTATATATTTTATTCCGGAATCAATGACTATATTTGCAACATGGATAATAAGAAGAAAGAATATAGAAAGAAAGCTAAAGAACTCGCTCTTCAAAATGGATTCGATCAAGTTTCCTATTATGGAGAATGGAACGGCTATTTAGCATATACAGTATCCCGGAAAGAAGATGCAGGATGTTGTATTGGTTATCCTCGTTTTATCCTTGTTAAAGATAGTGTTGCTACGTTAGCACCATATACTCAATCAGAAGATATAATGGGAATGACTTCCATGTCTAAAGACCATGTAGATACATTACTATAATTTTTTCACTATTCCGTCAATAATATCAGTATTTACCAACAAATTGTCTACACGTAATACACTAACTCCATATCTCAAACTTATTTCCTTTGATAGTTCTTTCCAATTTTTCATCTTTCCAGTTTGTGGGTCATATATTATTATTTTTCCATTATGTAATTTTTCCAGAGTAATAATATGCCCAGAATTCTTGCCTTTCCAAGCAAAATCAATATGATATCTTCCCGGTTCTTTTACTAGTTCAACTAATTCTTTGGTTAACTCTTTTATACTTTTGCTTTTTAAAGCTCCCGATCTTGTTATATCATATATGCCTCCTGCAGTCTGTTTTTTAGGCATAACCATAGTCTTGGGGTCGATCCATGCCCAATTGGTCCGCATTGATAACTCATATGGAATGTTCCCTGTCTTTTGAAGATTTGGTAGAGCTGTAACATTATATCCACGTCTCCTCAATTCATTAGCAACTACGCAAGACTGGCAATTTACACTATATTCGCTTGCTTTTCCATAATTAATGTTTCCCCGTAACTCATTAGCTTCTTCGAAGGTCATTTCTTTGCCTTTTTTTACACCAATCTTCTGTTCTATTTTGGCTTGGTTGAAGTTTCTTACAAATCGGTCTTCCCATCTTTTTTGAATATCATTTTTCTCTGCATCAGTCTTGATACGTTTAGGTTTAGAAACCTTTATAACTTCATTCGTAATAGGTTGGGAAACTATTTCTCTTTGTAGTCCTCCATCATTGGTAAAGTTATCCTTGTACCAGAAAGCAGATTGTAATCCATCTTTATTTTCGCTGACGAAATCCTTTGCCGCCTGGGGAATATCCGTAATAGTTTGGCCTTGCGGAACTGTGTCATTCAGCAAGAAATCAGCAAAGTCTTCCGGTTCCATGGTGATAGGAGTAGCAAAACAGATACAAAAAGGATGAAAGCCTGTAAACTTGAACGTTTTCGGATATTTACCTACCATTGCATCACATATCTTGCACGGTCCTCGATTATTGGCCGAGCGATGTACCTCAATACCTAATATGAAGTCCTGTTTGCTCCAACGTTCATAGTCCGCACTACGATAAGCAATGTTCGTAGTTGTAGCAGATGTCCGGAGAGCGTTCTTATATGCTGAACGATAAACACCTTGTCCTGGATGATAATTCTTCATTGGTTGTGATAATACCAATTCACCTTTCTCATTCCGGATCCTGCGAAAGCGTTTTTGGGGATTTTGCAAAATTTGCCGTATATCGCTACTGATTCCGTTTGCATTACGTCCGGCAACTACGCCACTATCAAGATAGAATTCGAGTTGCGATTTCGTTTGTTGCGTAATATTCCAAACTCTATCAGATAACTTGAATCCGTTAGCATCTATATCGTTCTTTAGAGTTTCAAATGCAGATAAACTATGAGCGAACATACCATCTTTTGTTGCACTGGAAATAGACATTCCCTTGATGAACTGGGAAATAAAATCATCATTCTTTCTTTCTGCTCGATCCCAGCCGTCCTTTTGGAATGCAGAGATATTAGCATATAGCATTGATTCAAGATTCAGCAGTTCCCGGTCAACTGCACTCTCTATTCTCTGATTACGTATCCATACGTTATTTTTCCCCGCATCAGACCATTTATGGAGATACGGGGAAACAGAAAGAATAAATTGATTAAAGATATTAGCTATTACGGCCTGCTGTGCAGCAATTTTCTGTATATGTTGTTTATCGTAGAAAGAAAGTCCGGGCATAGATTATAAAGTTGCTCCAATAAATGAATTATTCTGTGCAGTCTCTTTTTCGTCTTGCTTCTTACGATTCAATTCTGTTTCCACATCGTCAGTGTATGGTGAATTCTTTATAATCGTTTCCTTGCTATTGAATTGAGAAGCAGTTTCAAGGTTCTTGAGTTCTTCAGCTAGATCTTGTGGGAGAATGCTACCAAACTCAACCTCAATGTAGTTATCATTTAATTGCGATGCATATTTAGTGTGCGTAATATTAGCCATTCCAGCCTGAACTATTGCCACTGTACGTTGAACTGCCGGGCCGAATATCTCCATTTGTTCAGATGCCTTAATCTCTGCATCAATCAACATAAAACGACGTGAGGTACCACTAAGGTTGCCAAGCCCCATTAGTTTACTCATAGATAAATCAGGACTTGAAGATCCGGAATGTATTGCATCATCTAACTGGTTAAGTTCAAGTGTTACGGATTCACAGGACTGTTGCCATGCTAAGTAATCTGCATCACCATGATATGTATTACCGGTATCCGCATCTACTTCCATAGTAAAGTTTAACTCTTTGCCTACAGTTTCTTTGCTCGGAAGATTAGCCAAACCATAAGTTTTCAGTATCGGTTCGGAAAAGTAGTCATTAGTATCTGATAGGCGGGAAAGTCTCATTTCTTTCTTGTCTATCAAATTAGCGACATCTTCCCAATCCGGACAATCGACTTCGGCATATACTACCGGAATCTTGCCAAAACGATTCTTTATCTTTTTCACTTGCCAAACACCGTCCATAATACCGGAGTAAATAACATCTTTCGTATAGACTTTCACGCATTCGCAAGTACGGCCATTGACTTCTGCATTGTACTTATAGATAAAGCCGTCCATATCGTCGTCTTCATCAAAGTGTGGATAAAATTCACATTCGACATTACTATCCTTGGGAGTAGATAGAATCTTAACCTTCAACTGGCTTTTTCCATCATCTTTAGTGACCGGATAGAATATAATAGCTGCTTTGGTTTCAGATAACACCTTGCGAGCAAACTCTTTCAATACCGATTGCATCTTGAGCTTTCGCTTATAGACCTTCTTAAACTCATCAAATCCGTCATTCGAATCTTCTGCTGTGATAGTCATTTCACCGCCAAACAGAAAAGCAACAGATGTGCGGACGATCTTTTTAGGTAGGTTGGTTACGACCTTAGCTACATCGACAGTCTTGTCTTCTAGTCTCTTTGGCTTTTCGGCTCCTGTTTCGGGGTCAATTTCTACTTCTGTATCTGAATATACAGCAATCTTTTTAGGCTCCCGATACCCAACTGATTCTTTACGACGGGTTCTGTCTCCATTGTATTCCTCCATATATTCACGAGGATTACGATTTTCACGGGTATCAACACATAAATCACCTACTATGCTACCGAAATCTTCATTTTTCAGAATATCCTTAATGTCTGGCATATACTTTTCTCTTAAAATATATGTTCAGAAAAAAATCACCGACCAAGTGCATTGTTTTGTCCTTTTTTGGCGGTAAAAGTGTCGGAAAAGTGCTGAAAAAGATATTGTTTCTACAGCTGATAAATGTTATTTTATTGATAATCATTTAGTTGTGAGGGCGCTTTAATGTTGTCTTTTTAAGTTCACTAAATTTATACGTATTTCGCAGAAGCAGAAGCCAATCATGCTTTTGGGGATAATAGGTCTTTTTCAAACCTTGATACTAACCGAAAGCTATTCTTCAAAAATAAATAATAATGAAGGTATTTAAAAGAGTGGCTTATGCTATCAAATGGTTCTTATATCAAGAACAAAGTAGAGACAACCAAATTCTTTGGTTCATTTGGGATGTGATTACAACATTCTTTATGTAGTTATAGGAATGGATACTATCCACGGCCCACCTTACGGGTTTGCTTTTTGAGGTTTAGACCGATTGCTTCAGCAAATTCGGCAAGGATTGTCATGCCATCCGGAGCATCGTCATGAGCGTTATCACCCTCGCGCTTGTAACTGGTAAACGCTTTCATGAAACGACCGTAGTCTGATCCTTTAGAATATTCTGTTTCATCAAGAAAAGCACAATGCTTCTTTATCCAGCCAGCTTTCATGATGATACGTGTTTCCTTGTGCTGTGTTGTTGCCCGGGCTTGAATCATACACGATTTCTTTTTAGCTGTAACAAGTTTGCGTACATTGATAGCAAATATACGCCCGCCATTGTTTGATTCAATACGTAGTTGATCGCACTCTGTATCAATAACCATTTGCGCCAGGCGCGGTTCTGTGACTTCGACAGGATCTTTAGTGAAAAGAATATCGGTAATGAAGTATTTTGGACCAAACACCTTTGCGAATGGTGCGCAGAAATCATCATCTCCTTTATCAGCAGTATCACAGGCTCCGAGTGTTCCATCAGGTTTTTTCCCTGCAATATCGGCAAGTTTGAAGCGCATGAGAGACGATTTGGGGAATAGTAACCCTTTGGCCTCGAACGGTTCCTGCATATACTCGGCCATCCAAATACTTTCGTCTGTTTCAGAACGTAATTCCTTGTAATATTCTGTAGTATGAACATCGGCGCAGAAAGTTTCATCATTCTCATCCAGCGCAGCAATACGAATGATTTCATTGTACTTGCCGGCTTCTTCCATGCGTCCAAGGACATCATTAGAGGACCAGCGAGTACCAATATCAATCATACAGCAGCTTCCTTCAATACGGGAGTCATGCGTACCCTGCTTCCAAGACCATACCTTTTCATTGTTATTATCCGATAATGCATCTTCCAGACTCTTGTACAAGTCATCCGTCATGGCGAGCATTGACGCACCAAATCCAATAACGGTACCACCAACACCACCACCGAAGTAGGATACTTGTCGTGCGCCTTCCACACTCCAGCTCTTGACATTCTGCTTATCACCCTTTAAATGGATATCGGGAAATATTTCTTTAAAACGCCTAGATTTCACAACATCTCGAGTATCGTATGATAGTTTATTATAGAGAGTATCCGAACAACAGTTACGCATAACTGACTCTTGCGGAAAGTGTCCGTACATCCAGGCAATGAATAGAGAAGATATATAAGACTTTCCGGCACGTGGCGGCATACTGACAGCAAGACGGTAGATTATACTGGCAGAATATGATTCATACACACGCATGAACGCTTCTGCGACCTTTTTTAGGAACAGACGTTTAGAGAAAAACTTCGGATCATAGTACAAACAAAACGCCCAAAAGTCTTTCTTTGCTATTCGTTTGCGGAGTATGGTAGCAGCCTTTGCTTTACGAATCAATATTTGTCTTTTACTCTTCTTCTTTACCATCAATTATAGCCTGTAGTTGTTCGTCACTCAATCCTTCCAATTCATCACCAAGGTTCACATTTGCATCAACTTCTTTTTTGTCTCTCCATTTCTCCGGCTGCCGGTTCTTCAGCCAGAATATAGCGGCTGTCGTATCAGGTGGGTAATGCTCAATATATTCTTTTGAGTCTGTTATTCTTCCTTCGGATGTTGCAAATTTTGTTGCCTTACAGGAATAACCGATAGCACGATTATATAACCGAGATGCAACGTTCGCATCCGCAATATTCTTTCCTTTTTTTAGGGACTCAAGAAATTCGGGATAGTCTTTTTTCCATTTATTTAAGGTTTGCTCTGAAACAGAGAAGAATTCGGCGAGCTCTTTATCTGTTGCACCCAACAAACAAAGCTTTAGAGCTTGATCGGCATACTCTATTCTGTATTCTGATTTACGCCCTCTTTTTTTCTTCTCGGCCGGATTCTTCTTCTCTGTCATAAACTAACCAAAACTAGCAAATTGTGATAATTCAGCCCTCAATTCAGGCAACCTTCCATTATCAAAATAGAAAGAAGAACGCATTTTTCCCTGTTTTTTTACTCCACGCATGGTTTTACACAAGTGTTCTCCTTCCATAATAATACCAACTGCTAACGGTGGGTGTTCTTTTCCGAGTGCATCCACTATCATCGTAACGACATCTTGAGCTAGTCTCTCCTGTACCTGTAAGCGGGCTGCACAATAATCGATAACGCGGCCAATCTTTGAGATGCCTAATATGCTTCCTTCCGAATTAGGAATATAGGCAAACCAATACTTTCCGAAGAAAGGCATCATGTGGTGCTCGCACATTGAGTAGTAGTTACCAGAGTCTGCAACTATGCTATTAAAGGATAATCCATCTTTACCATTGGGGAAAGTTGTTATTTTCGGTGCCTGTTCAGGATCATACCCGCGAAATAGTTCTTTCCACATTCTGACAATGCGTTCCGGTGTTCCTTTTAATCCTTCGCGTTCTGGATTGTCACCAATATACGATAAGATTGTCCTTACTGCACATTCAATATCTTTTGTGTCTGTAGACTTAGTTTCCATTTTGGGTGTTCTTTTACGTAGTTAATAACTTCTTCTGTGTTTTGACAGGAACATGGTTGCAGATAATATACTGCAGCTGTCATGGCTTCATAGGTTGACAGATCTTGCCCTGTATAGACGACTTTTATTTCGTGAGGATTGACAACAAAAACTTTGCTTCCTTCTTTCGGCGAGCAAGTAATCCAATCAATGCCGATAGGAAGGGGAACTGTCCCGTTTGTTTCTATCTGAACGAACTTCCCTGCCTGATGGAGCTTATTGATAAACTCTTGATCTACCTGCAATCCCGGCTCGCCACCGGTCAAAACAACGAAGCGGGTAGGGTAGAAGCAAACCTCTTTGATAATTTCCTCATCCGACATTTCTCTTCCGGAAGAATGTTGTGTATCACAGAAGGGACATTTCAAATTGCATCCAGAGAAACGAACGAAAACAGCAGGAGTACCAGTACGATAACCTTCTCCCTGTATACTGTAAAAAATCTCATTAATCTTTTTCATACCACGCAATATTATTTTCAGATTCTTGTACCATTACTTTAAAACATCCCGGGATCTGATCACAAATCCATTTTGCCATATTCTCCGCAGTTGTATTGAAGGGAAGTATCTCATTCAGATTCTTGTGATCTAGTTTGTCCTGGATCTTCTGTTTGATATGTGTAAAATCGACTACCATACCATCTTGATTTAATGTCTTTGCACGACACCAGACAATAATAATCCAGTTATGTCCGTGCAGGCTCTGGCATTTACTCTCGTAAGATAGCTTCAAACTGTGTGAAGCTGAAATTTCAATACGCTTTTTTACTATGTACATAATTTCATCTTTGGTTACCTAATAAATAATCATATTCATGCAAACATAACTCACCGGCCAAACAAATTTTTGCCAAAGTGGGTTTAGAGCGAGGATTGAATCGATACTTTTTTACTAATTGATCGATACTTTCTGCATAAAATTCTAATAACTTTGATTCATCTAAATTTTTAATGTGTTTTGTTAGTTTCTTCCCATTAATGACAAATGGAAGTTTCGGCCATCTTACAATAGCACTCCAAGTTGTACTATCAGCACTCGTGCAAAAGCTATTCTCTTTCAACATTTTGGATTCGGTGCATCCCAACAGATGTATATCAATTTGAGGCTTTTTCTTCTTGATATATCTAGTCAGATAGGCAACATCTGTTTTGTAGGTTCGATTCTTATGTATTCTCAACTCTGGAACACTTATTGCAATATAATCCGAGAAGTCTATCAAGCGATCAAGTCCCTTCTTTCCGTCTTCTAGATGAAAAACGTTGATTATCCTGTTATCAGGAAGAAGACGTTTCATCTCTTTTCTGAATTTCCAGGCAATTTCTGGGGAAAGAATTTTTTGGCAATCAACTTCAACACATGTTCCAGTGAATCCTGTTTCTTTCACAAATTCGACTAACTTCAACATCCAAGTGTATAAGAATTCTTCATCATGTTTTCCTTTGTTTGCTCCAAACATTAAAGTAAACAGTCCGGAATCCATTATTGCATGCTCACCAAGAGAAGATACTAATGAAGGAATGATATTATTTCTATTTTTATTTGAAAGCTTGCCATTAATCATTTGTTTGACGAATGGATAGCATGTAAAAAGGAAATACTTTACTCCTACAGTATGAAGTGCCGTTAGTTTATCCAGATTTTCGCATCCTGCAAAATGAACTTTAAGATTATCTTTGAATAGCGGCTCCACCGAAATCATCCTCCAATACTTCAACTTCATTCATACTAGAAAAACGATTTAGAAGCCATTGCGCAATATCTTCACATGAATATGAACCAAATTCACATGGTGATCCAAATTCATTCTGCAAAGTGCTTTCTAGCTTTTTCTGCATCGTATAAATTTCAATTTCTCTGTTATTGTGTGAAACCTCGAACTTGCATCGTATTACAAATACGTGCCGATGCCGTGCTGATAAATAAATGCATGAAGGAGGTGCATCCGGATAGGAATGAAAACCAATTACTTGATTATAGGTAATAACTCGTTTATTCATCGTCATCCTCCTTTTCATATACATTTCTTCCACAGAAAGGGCAGATCAACACTTTTTCTTTTTTTGAAGCTGGTTGAGTACTCCCACTAAAGAAATCGTCCAATTTATCTTCATCAATGTTGAAGTTAGGAATATTCAAATTCCATTCACCTAACATATCAAGATTAAAATCATCAACGATAGCAGAGAAGTTAAAACGAGAAGTATCGGAAGTATGATTATCTGCCAAGGCTAGCAGTTTTCTCTTTTCATCTTCCGTAGATAAATCTTTGCGTTTAATAACAATGAGCTCCGTTCCGTCAGACTCTACAATACGCACTTTGAGACCTAACTTTTGAGCTTCCTCATACACGCCGTTTCCAGCGATTAACACATTGTCACGGTCGGCCAATACGGACCGACCGGCTCCACATTCAACGAGGCTTTTATGAATAAGCCGCTTGTTTTCGTCCCCATGGATACGATAGTTCCGGGGATCAATCTTAATTTCTACTTTTTCTTCCATGACCAAGGAATTTTCACTAAAATATAGTTTCCCCGGCTATTTTCTTTCTAATAAGTTCCTGCACTCCGTTATAAATCTCATATAGTTGTTTCAATGTTTCCGGACCTTCCCAGTCGGAAAAATTACCGTCCTGGAAGAAATGAAACTCAAAAACACGAGCTGCTACCGGACCTAAATCAAGGCTTTCAAACGTATCTCTTACTAAATGCAGTTTATTTAGTATTTCAGTATTTCTATCTTCTGATTCATCCGGGATATCTTCAATATCCAGCCTTGAATAATCTACATTATCGTCCACAGGCAGGGGCTTGTATCTACTCCTATACTGTGAAGTAGGAGAGGATGCGTTTAGCTTTATCATCTTCAAAACAAAGAAATCAAGCTCTGTATAGCCATTTTTTTTTGTTTCAAGTAGTTTGTCCAGCAACCTGTTTTTCTTTTGAAGGAGCGAACAAATAACCTCATTCAAGACATCTGTCGCTTCATCAGGAATGCCGGCAAGCCCACAATGATACAAAGAGTAATCAAGCCAGCGTTCGTAACGTTTTGTTATGTAATTATTTACTGCTTTACTTGCCATAAGCACAAAGATTTTATATATTTGCTGTTCCTAATAGCTATAAGCTTTGTGCTTATGAGAGTGGTTGGCGAAATTACGCCAGCCGCTTTTATTTTTGCAGTTCTTCGTACACCAAAAGCACACGTTTACATCTATGTGCCTCTTTTAATTCCTTTCGATATACTTCGATATCATCCGTTAAATCTTGTACTCTGTTAACTACGGACTTGTTTAAAATGCTATCTATTAACTCAACTCTTGTAACTTTGTATTTCATATTGTTTCCTCCCAGTCATAGTTCCATAATCCTAATTTCCCTCTTACATTTTCAATTGGCTTTTCAAAGAGAACGGGATTAGTGAGTACCCAGTGAGAAACACCTTTATCCGCCCATATTGAGGGATGATTTTGCACACAGTCTACAATCTCTACACTACCGATGATGGAGCCAAAAGGAAGATCGTTGAAACCTATACGGCTCATAGGTGTATTGAGCACCTTTAATCTTTGGCTTGGCTGTAAGCAACCAAACTTAGCAATATCTCCCTTTGCACTTGAATGTATAAGTACACGTCCACGAAAATTTGTTTGCCAACTCCGGTTCTCAATATCTTTGATACCGTGAACGATCAATGAGGCCCACGGCTGTTTTACTGTCAATACTTTAACTCTCATTTTCTTTAGTTTTAGCAATGTTATAATTACACAAATACATCCCGATATCCATTTCGGCTACATCTGGAGGAGGAATACTTTCACCGTAAATCTTACGTAGAGCCTTTTTATTGCCTCCCCATGCTTTCCAAAGTACCATGGGCTCATACTTATCAGGCAGATATGGAAATAGCTCACAGAAGGTTTTGAAGTCCTGTTTTGCTTTTTCACGTTCTCTTCTGGTATTTTGAACTCCCGTTACGATATCTTTAATCAAGTTCTCATTACGGGCATAGCCAGTTTCAGCCTTTTTTCGTACAAGTTCATTTTCTCTATGCTCAATTTCGCGTCGCCTGTCTTTGCAAAATTCGACAAGTGCTACCATAATCGCTTGATTATTGATCTTCGATCCCCAGACGAATTGTCCGCGGCTGCCGTTCTTTAGCTGGGAGAAGAAAATACATAACTCGGCTAAATTCAGGTACCAGTAGCTAGATAGTATGGACAGGGCTGTTTCTGCCAGCTGGGCATTAGTCAACTCAACACCGGCATATCTCAGTACAGATTTCAAATGCTCGGTAATGATCTCTACTGATGTTGAGTTGCTAAAGCTCCTGTTTACGTCTGCCAAAGTGGGTATATTCTCTGCATTAGCCACATCTGACAATGAGACATTACAGTTTAGTTGTGCGATTGTACCGCTCCATTCAGCGACCAATTGAGAGGCTGTCGATCCAGCTTGTAAGGCCTGCTGTATCGGTGTTAATTCCTTTCTGATTGCTGTCTTCTGGACAATCTGTGACGGACTTAGCACTACCTGCAGTTCTGTTTTTATTAGTTCTCCGTTCATCTTTCTTGTTTTTAAGCTCAATTTTCAACCAACTAGCAAAATGGGACATAGCATCTTTGGGAGACTTCGCTGTTTCGCCTTTATTCTGTTGCTCCATGAAAAACTGCTTCAAATACTCGTAAAAAGCTTCTAGTGTAAAGTCATTGTAGCCGGAAGAACGAGTATTCATCGTTACTGTTTCCGCCCATGATTGATTTGATTTAAGTTCAGCATAGCAATCATCTAAGGACTTATCGAAGAAGCTATCCGCCGGAAAAAGTTCTCCCACGCGTATATGTGGGGGAGAAGATTTTCTTTTATTTACTTTACTTTGTTCATTATCACCTACATTTATTGAGTTATTGACGTCATTAATCGAGTTATTGGCGTCATTAATCCAAAAATCAGGGATAATTTCAACATCTTTCCTTTTTGAAGTGCAGCTTTTAAATCTATTTTGAATACCACGGGAAGATAAAATATGGAACTTTCTATACAGGGTGTTATCGAATAATTCCACTTGTAGGGCCTTCTTCACGACTTCACTTACAGCGCCCTCGGATACCCCGACTATATCAGCAATATCAAAAGGCATTTCTTTGTCCCACACGATGTAATACCCTTTATCCTTGTAGATATTACATAGCAGGCAAATTAGTATAGTGACGGAATTTGGGCCACAAGCATTTATTATCTTGCGTACTTTCCTATCAGATAAGAAATCTGTATCTAAAGGAAAATAATCCAGTCCCTGTTTTAATGGTCTTGCCATATTTAGATCTTTTTTATGCCGTCAGCTTTTGACGTATTAAGTTCATATTCTTTGTTACGAGCCCAATAATACGGTCATGATATTTGGTATCATGATTAAGGACGCCTTGAGATTGAACGACACGTAATGTTTTTAGATTGACTTCAACCGTTTCAATGCGTTTATCTTCAATACGAGCTGACAAAATCAGGCTGTTCTCACGTTTCCAGTATTCATTAGTAAATACACAATGATGCATTTTATCTCCCTCTTCCTTAAAATCTTCGATAGATTTTAGAGGTATAATAGTCAATTGATTATCAGTGATAACCAAATCTTGAAACTTACTTATTCGCTCGAGGAATTTATTAATAGCTTCTTTTTGCTTTAGCATCTCTTGTTCCCGTCGTTCTTTTTCAGCTTTTTCCTGTTCTTTCTTACGCTTGGCTACATAGTAGTCGTGAGCTTTACGCAAGTTCTTAGGGCAAACATAAAAAGCATTATGAAGATCCTTGTGATAGCGATCTAGTAGTTCCAAATAATCAAACCACATTGGAGCATCTTTAATCTGATATTTATTACGAAGACAAATTTTTATAGATGGCCAATACTTATCAATTTTATAGCGGTGTCCCTCGAAATAATCTATTAATTCATAACGTCTTGCCTTTAGAAGTGTTTCAGCCTTGGGAGAATGGGGAATTGTATTGGCGGCAGTAAGAAATGACATACCGCGTAATTTACAATCTATACCCATTTGAATATATTTAGGTCTAAAGACGGAGGCCGGATGATAGCGTTCGCAGTAAATATCATTGTTATGATTGTAATAATACGATCCAACAACTTTATTCCGTATCTCCAGTTCTCCGCACCAGCCATTGAAGCCCATATTATTGGCTCGAGCTACTACTTCCCGGTTACCGTCGTCTTTTATCCAATGTTGTAGTATCTCACGAATATAATAACGAGGCTTTGTTTCTGCCCGGTAATAAGCAATCAATTCAAAACTTCGGATAACTTGGAATTCCTCACAAATTTCTGCCTTGCCAATAAACATTGTCTGTTTATTGATACGCTTCCTCGACTGTTCTATTTTCAAAGACGTATCACAATGAGGACAAACAGCACGTTTACGTTTTACAAGTTCCGGAGCGAAGCGTTGGCCGCACTCCATACAGATAATACGTGACTTGGTTGCATATCCTATATGTTTCAAACACTCATTCTTAGCCCAGTCAATCATCAAACTCTCAATATTAGGCAGCTGGCTACTTAAACCTGCTACTCTAAGCTGTAATTTCGTTCTTGGCTTCATAAGTCTTCAAATAATAAAAATTGTCCGGAAGGTATTTGCTTTTTCATCCCTTTACGCTTATTAGGGGCAGAAGCAGACTTTTTAATTTCTGGTTGTTCTGTAGATGCTTCTTTTTTCACATTTCCAGCTGATACCTTATAATTGTTTTGCTTACTAACTTTGATATCATCTTCATCGTAGTAATGAACTGCTAATCCGAATACTTCATCATCAGACATACATACAACGCTACCACCGCGTTTTTTTGCCTGACTTATGATATAGTCGTAGCATTCATCTATTTTCTTATTTGGCTTTGCATAGGAGGTAGCAAAGAGAGGGTCACGCTTTGCTCGCTCTTCTAAATATGATTGAATAACCTGTTTAGGTGATTGATATTCTTTTCCCATAGCATTAATAATTAATTGATAAAGGCATTAATAGATAAGTCAAGCTACGAACTTCTTCATCGCAGCGAGTAAGAATTGAGGCTTTCGACGGGTCACTCATAGTAATAGCAATATCCTCGGAGGGAATATTGTTTATCATTTCGATTAAAAAGCTACTCTTAAAGCCAATTTCAATATCACAACCAGTTCGTAGAGCAACAGTTTCTTCAGCTGATTTACAGAAGTCTAAATTATGGGCTGTAATTTTAAGGGAACCAGGACAAAACTTGAGTATCACCAGAGAAGAGTTTTCATCACAGAAAACAGATACGCGTTTTAAGGCTGATACAATATCGGTTCTTTTCAATACTGCACGGTTGGGTTGCTTTTGAGGGATAACAGCACGATAATTAGGGAACCGGCCTTCAATCATGCGGCAGGTTAAACGGTATGAATCAAACTCAAATAAAATATTAGTCTGATTTACTGATATTTCTACTTCCATGCAATCTTCCGGAACAATATTAGAAAGGACTTTGGCAAATTTACTTGGCAGGATGAAGGCTGCCCGTTCCTTGCGCGTATAAGCGGAAGGATTCTCAATCATCGCAAGTCGGGTGCCGTCTGTTGCAACAAATGAGATAGTATCTAAATCTATATCAAAATAGACTCCATTCAGTACCGGACGTAATTCGTCATTGGCACTGCAAAACAATACTTGCCTTATTCCATATAGTAAGTCATTTCCTGATACAAGTAATGGGGTAGCAGTATTATCTGTACTCATTGTCGGGTATTGATCTCCTTTTTCAACAGGTATAGAAAACTTTCCATTAGCATATTTGACTACCAATTCTTTTTCGTAGAGATGAATAGTTAATGGCTGCTCCGGGATTTCTTTTAATCCATCAAGTAATGTTTTGGCATTAGCCATAAAAGAACGATCAGTAAAGTCTGTTTTACCGTCAATATTGGTAGAGATACGCCCGCCTTCTTCTCCTGCTGTAACTAGGATGATACCAAATTCATCGACGACAAACAAAAAGTTGTCATAGGCCGGTATTGAATTTTTGGGCTGTATGATTCGCCCGATTGATTTAAGCTTATCTAATAAAGCTGTTTTTGAAACTGTAATTTCCATGCGTCATTGTTTTGTGGCGCATAGCGTAAAAATGAGATGAGTTTCAGTAATATGAACAATTGAAGCATATATATGCAATAAAAGCCGGATAAAATCATTGTTTTATCCAGCTCAACACCATTTTGGTTGCAAATATATAGAGAGTTTTTGTTTTTGCAAACGTTTCAGGTCTTTTTTTCTTCTTTTTTTTGCAATAAGTCCAAAACAGCACGATTTGCTTTATCACAAATACTATAATCTATATCAATGTAGATATCGGCCATTTTATAATCGTTATTCACATGACCAAGGCAGAAATCAATATCAGCTTTAGGAACTCCAGCCTTGTTGCGTGCCAAGCTGGCCCAGCTGTGACGCGCCCAGTTCGTGGTGATCTTGAAATCGAGTTCTAAATTCATGCAAATGTCTTTCAGCCCATTATTGACTGCCCGCATAAAATTATTCAAGTTACAATAGTTGGTATGAAAGTAGGAGAGGAAATAACCCTCTGTGTATTTATCAAGGAGGATGCGGAGTTCCGGTTCTATTTTTATCGAAAGCGGTATTTGCTCATGATTGTTCCGCGTTTTTGTTTTGGAACGTGTGTATTCCAGCCTTCCACGACGTTCACATGACATGCTATATAAATCATTGATATTGATTCCCATCATATAGAACATCATCATAAAAACATCACGAGCCATATTAGTACATTTCTTATCAGACTGAAAATCTCGGATTTTTAATAAGGTGTTGGTATCTATATTCTTTCGTTTTCTCCGATACTCCGGGATTTCAACTTTCTTGAATGGGTCGCCAGGAATCCTTATAATATCAAAGTCTTCGTTATTATAATAGAGTTTTGCCTTGTTATACAATGCTCTTATTCCCCTAAGATAATGGCTTACCGTGCCTGGTTCTAAAGGTGTGCCGGCAGGTCCGGAGTGATATAAGTCTTTGATCATCTTATTCAGCATGAATGAAGTGATAAGTTTTATATCTATCTTTTTTCTTTTCATGTACCAACATAGGGTATCGATAGAAGATCTGTACCATTCGGCAGTTTTTCTCTTTTCCGTTTGAATTACTATATTTTGAGTAAACTCTACAAAATCTATAAACTCGGCATCAGGAACTAATGATTTTTCTATTTCTTCTTTTAAGTCCTTACATGACATAAATTGGGTTCTTTCTTGTCCTAGCTTCAAATACTCTCTCCTGATCTTTTGGATATACGCATTTATTTCGTACTCTATCATTTCACTGTTAGGTACGTTGGGTAGGATCCGGCCGGAGTCGTCCATGTTTTCTGGGCGGATATAGTAGCTGGTTGCTATATACTGGGATTCTCTATTATGATAGATTCTGATTTTTATATTTGATGTTCCATCTTGTTTTATATGTCTTCCTGTTTGGAAAACGATTGCTTTAAATGTTGCCAT